ACTGTGAAGAATTTAAAATTGTAGGTTCTCTAGAAGCTGATCCATTTAATAATAAAATTTCAAATGAATCTCCAATCGGAAAAGCTGTAATTGGTCATAAAGCTGGCGAAGAAATATCAGTTGAAAGTCCTAATGGCGCTTATACAGTTCTATTAAAAAGTGTTAACTAGTTATTGTATTTTAAAATACTGTATGATATAATGTTTAAGACCCAAAGAAAATAATCCGCTTATTAAAATAATAATGATTGTTGGTTAATAAAATATAGAGAGGATGTGTAGTATGGCAAATTTAGTTGATAAAATTAATGAACGTCATATTAAAAAAGACATACCAGAATTTCGTGTAGGCGATACTGTTCGCGTTGATGTATGGGTAAAAGAAGGAAAAAAAGAAAGAATCCAAGCCTTTGAAGGTTTAGTAATTGCTAAAAAAGGTGGAAGTATTTCTGAAACTATTTCTGTACGTAAAAAGTCTGGTGGAATTGGAGTTACTCGTGTATTTCCAGTTAATGCTCCAACAATTGATAAAATCGTTGTAGTTAAAAAAGGTCTTGTTAGACGTGCAAAACTTAACTTTATTAAAAATATGCGTAAAGAATATAAAGTTAAGGAAAGAAATTAATTTCTTTCCTTATTTTTGATTGGAGGTTTGACATATGGGGAAAATAAAAGAATTAATTCCTTACATAATTATACTTATTGTCGTGATATTAGTAAGAACATTTATCATAACTCCTGTTCGAGTTGATGGAGCGAGTATGAATAAAATGTTAAACAATAATGATATTTTACTTTTATATCGTCTTGCAAAACTAGAAAGATATGATATAGTCGTTTTAAAAGAGACTATTGATAATGATACGATAATCAAAAGAATTATAGGCATGCCAGGTGAAACTGTTGAAATAAAAAACAATAAGATTTATATTAATGATGAAGAAATTGAAGATGAATATGCTTATGGCGATACCAGTGATTATACTAGAATAACTTTAGGAAGTGATGAATACTTTCTTTTGGGAGATAACCGCCTTATAAGCAAAGATAGCCGCTCATTTGGCCCTGTAAAAAAGAAAAATATTAAAATAAAAAAGTAATAAAAAGATAAAAAGAATATAAGCGATTTCTTAGATAAAAAGTCACCGTCATTTTCTTTTGCCGCTCTAAAACGTTTATGTCTCAGTGAACTTAGTTATAGAGGTGCTTTTGATAGATATGGTAGGTTATGTGGTTTTACCAGAGATCAAATCCTAAGAATGGCTCAGTATCCAGAACAATATGGTAAAGGTGTGATACGGCTTTCACAATATATGTATCTTAAAAGTGGATATTATAAAAGGCTTATAGATTATTTCACCGATATGGCAGTTATAAACTGGACTGTTGACTTAACACTGAAGAATACAAAAAACAATGAGAAAACCATTCAATCAAATTATTATAAGTATGTGGATCAAGTTAACAAATTCAAACTTGAGAATCGTATATCTGACATAATGAAAAAACTTTTTATCGAAGATATATGCTTTGGATTTGTTACAGAGACAGAAACAGATATTTCTATTTATTGGATTGATTCTAAATATTGTGAAATAAAAAGTATTGTAAATGGAAATGTGTATCAATATGCAATTAATCGAAGTCTTTTGACTGATTCGTATTTTAATACTCTCCCGTTAGAATTACAAGAATTATTAGAAGAGTCGAAGAAAATATCTCCAAATAATATGGTTATGATTCCATATGAAAATTCACTGTGTTTAAAATACAACAATGACTTTATTTATCCATATCCAGCTCTGTTTCAAATCATAATTTCTATACTTGACATTGATGACTATAAAGATTTGGCAAAAGCAAAAACTGAAGCTGACGCTTATAAATTAGTATGTCTCGAAATACCAACTAACGAAGATGGTCAGATGTCTATGGGTGATGAAATCATTACGCCATTCACTGAAATGACTAAGAATGTTGTACCTACATCTTGGGGCGTTGTTCCAACGCCAATGAAAATGCAGTTATTAGAGTCAAAATCTACAGCATCAGATGATTCTAATAAAGTTGCTGACGCCGTTGAGAATTTTTATACAGAGTGTGGCATTTCTAAAGCCCTTATATCTTCTGCTTCTTCTGGATCAGAGTTAAAATACTCTATTAAAGTTGATTCATCTGACATTTATAGAATTTATCGAATGTTAGAATCTTGGGTTGATTTACAGATGAAATTGCGTGGCCATGTTTATAAAACATATCAGTTTGAATACAGTATTCTTCCTACTACAGTTTTTGATATAAGTGATTACATAGATACACAGTTAAAGTTAGCACAAGTATCAGCACCCGTGAAAGGGCGTATGCTTGCTGCTAATGGTATAAATACCGCCAAACTTTTAGGTAATTCTGTTTTGGAAAATTCTATTCTAGGTGACGTTTTTGATAAATGGAAACCGCTGAATACCTCATATACGCAAAGCAGTAATAATTCTGATGTTACTAATAAAGGCGGAAGACCACAAAAGAGTGAGGACGATTTATCTGATAGCGGAACACAAACCAGAGAAGACGATGAAAACAATAAGGCAAATAGAGATGTTTAGGTAGGTGATTGAATATATGGGTGAAGTATTGATTTTAGATCCGCAGAAAGCTGAACAATTACATCAATGCGGTTTCAAATACACAAAAAGAAATATTGACAATAAAGAAGTGTTCGTTTTTATACAAACGAATGAATTGATGAAAGAACTTAACTCAAAATTTGAGCAAGGTTCTTTTATTTTGCAAAAAAATATTTGCTTTTGATTTTTACAGGAAGGAGGAACCTAATAAATTGAAATTTAATAAAAATCAGACACTAGGATTCACTTCAAAGTTATCTGAGTTTGAAATTGTCAATCAAGAATTTATCAGATGTAAATGTTATATGCTTGCCACTGATGATAATGTAAATGGTTCTGATATTACGTTAGAAGCAGTTCAGAAAGCTATGGCAAGAGGTGAATTTTATAATAAACCTGTTGTTGCACATTTGTATCGTGATCCAGAAGACAATAATAAATGGAGAGTTGGCGGACATGATTCTAAATGGATTATTACAAATACCTCATTTGACATTGTAAATGAATGCATTCCCTTCGGGGTAATCCCAGAGTCATCTAACTTACAATTAGAGGAAGTACTCGAAGCTGATGGAGAAACCGTGAATACATATCTAACGTGTCAGATTATCTTGTGGGTCGGCAGGTATAATATCATGGACGCAGCTTATAGTGATGATATTTACTTTAACCAGAGCTGTGAATTATCAGTTAACGAATATCATTGGAAAAACAATGATGTACTTGCCATAGATGATTTTACATTTAGTGCATTATGTTTACTTAATAAATCAGATGACAAATCAAAGAATATCCGTCCTTGTTTTCCATCTTGTAGAGTCGAAAAAATGAAGGTATTTTCTATTGATACAGATAAATTCAAACAGAACTTTGAACTAATGTTAGAAAAATTAAAACAGTATGAATCAGATGGTACTACTACCACTGTTCAAAATAATGCAACAAATAATAATCCACATATGGAAGGAGAAAACAAAATGGATTTGACTAAGTTTACAACTCTTCTTTCAGACATTAAATGTGAAGGTAATGATTATATCAGGTATGAACTTTTATCAGCAGATGAAAATAAAATTTATGTGTTTGATAAAGAAGACGGGTACAAACTCTACTCTGTGGAATATGTGATGTCTAATGATGATCCTGTCATCAATTGGAATACAAAGACCGAGGGTGATATTACTTTTGCGGAAAAATCTGAGGAAGTTTCACATCTAACTGCAATTTATAATGAAATCAATGATACTTTGAGTAAAGAGTATGCAGATGCTTATCAGGTAAAGTTAGATGAAAAAATTAAAGAAGTTTCAACCGAAATGGAATCTAAGTATACCGAATTACAAGAAAACTATAAAACCTTGCAAAATTCTTATTCAGTAGTAAAAGAAAAACTTGATAAGTTTGAAGCTATTGAAGCGGAAAAGGCAAAACAATCTCATATCGAAGCTGTTAAAGAAACTCTGGAACGATTTGAAAAGAAAATCGGTAAATCTCCAGAGTTTATTTATTTTAAAGCAAAACTTGAAAATTATGAAGATGTCGATTTAGAAAAGCTCGACAGTGATCTCACAATGCTATGTGGTGATGTACTCATGAATTCTAATACCAAAAAGACATTTTCATATAACCCAACTTCAACCAATGTAAATAAATATAGTACAGAAAATGAACTCACAAACAGATACGGACATTTGTTTGATGGTTTTGTAGATTAAGGAGGATTTTAAATATGGCAAAACATGGTATTGCTGAATCAACAAAGTTACAGGGTTGCATGAATGTTAGTTTCGTAGCAACTGAAGATGTAGATAATGGTTCCATTGTTGCAAATGGTGGACTGGCTACTGGTTATACAGATGTGTATACCGCTTCTAAGCCAACAAAGACTGATAAAGTTTATATCGTTATTCATCCTGTATATGGATATGATGAAAGACTTGCTGAAGAAAAGAATGAAGACAATTACACAAATGAAGCAGGTAGAATCTTTAGGACTTATGAACTGAAAACTGATAGAAAGTTTAAGGTTTCCAGTGACATGATTACACCTATTGATGAGTCTACCCCAGTGGCAGTCGGTCAGTATGTGGTTGCTGATGGTACATATAAGATGTCTGCTGTTGCTACTGCCCCAACTGACGCAAAGTTCGTAGGTATTGTTGAAACTATTGAGGAAACTGGCTTCCCTTATTTTGGAAGTTCCAAAGGAGTACAGACTTCTGATATGGGTTATGTACTTGATACCAGAATCGTAAAAGTAAAGATTCGTGTAATCCAGAATGACTAATGAAAGGTAGGAAAATGTAATATGTATAGTAAAGAAGAGTTATTGCAGATGAGCACTCTTATTAGAGATGCTGCTACAAATAGAGTTGCTATGTTTTCAAATGAAAAAGCTGCTAAAAACGCAGATGAAGCAATTAGAAAATTTCATAACGAAATTTTAGGTGGTGAATTAGATTGGCAGTCTTGGAGAAATAACAAGAATGCCATTTTTACTATCTGGGAAAATGTTCTAAAACCAGAACTTCCTGAAGCATGGAAGACATCACCTTTCTACAAGAAAATGTGTGAAGCGAAAAATGGTGCCATTGGTGATAAAAACGCATTTGCTGTTAGAGATAAATCATATCTTGCTGCTTCAAAATTTTCTGGTGGTACATGGGATGTTGAGTATCAGAAAGTTGGTCGTGCTAAAGATATTGCAATTGATACAGAATGGTCTTATGTAGCATGTTATGAGGAATTAGATAGATTTCTTAAAGGATATACTACAATTGTTGAAATGTTAAATGAAGTACGTGAAGGGTTTGCAGTTGATATGGATAACCGTATTGCTACAGTATTCAATGGTTTGGGTGCTTATCTCCCTTCTAAATTTGTACAGCAGGGAACTTATGATAAGGATACTCTAATTGATATGATTAGACGAGTTCGTACTGCTAACAGAAAGAATACTATCGTTGCTGGTTCTCAGAGAGCAGTTAATAAAATTGCCGAAGGCACTAATGCAAACTGGATTTCTAATGCCGCAAAAGATGAATTGGCTACTAGCGGAGTAGTTGTAAAGAACACCGGAATTGGATGTGATGCAATTATTATTCCAGATTCTTTTGTTCCTTTTACGTATGAATTTGCTGGTGCCGATGATACACTTTATGTATTGCCTGATGAACAGATTATTAAAATCTTTTACGAAGGTGATGTACGTTCTAAAGAAGCTCATGAGGATGAAGAGCATGATCAGACAATTAGAATTCAATTCCAGCACAAAGTTGGCGTTGAGCTTATAACTTCTGATTTGTTCGGAAAATATACAATTGCCTAAATATATATTTTTTGAAGTGGTGGTTCAATGCTACCACTTCTTTTATTAAGGAAATCAAATATGGGAAATGGTAAATATTTTTATTGTTATTCTTATAAATTAATGCATTTCTTGAAATCTTATGGATTCTGGTATTTGTCAAAAGGAATAAATAGAAAAAGTAAGTCTACTTACTACCTATTTGAGAAGTCTAATGACTTAGATAATGCAATTGTTATATGGAATACAATAAAATTCAAGTTAAAGGAGAACCAAAAATGAATTATAAAGAACTTTCTTTAGATGAGTTAAAGAAAATTGCAAAAGAACGAGGAATTTCCATCGGGAATAGTGGTCAGGAAAAGATTATAGAAAAACTTGAAAAATATGATTCCGAAAACACTACTGCATCATTAATTGACGGATCAGATATTAAAGAGGATATTTCTGAGGATACAGTTATTACAGATAAAGCAGAGGATGTTGAAAATCCAAAAACAGATGACGACAAAAAAGAAAATGTAATTGGAGCAATCAATGACATTGTTACTGATTTAGAAGACTTTGAAGAGTCGGATGAAAAAGACGATACGATTGATGACATTGGTATGGATGAAGAAGTACCATGTATGAGTATTACCTTTGGTGGATTAGTTTATACCTCTCCTATTACTGGCGCAACATATAAGTGGCATAAGATTGGTGACGTAGAGTACCTTACTGTAAAAGAATTAATCTCTATGAATAACTCTAAGCCAGTATTCTTAAATAGACCTTGGATTATTTTACAGGATATTCGTGCAGTCAATAAATTCAGGCTTATGTCTAAGTATGAAGAAGTTGCAAAAGTTAATCAATTAAAAAAGTTATTTGCAACAGGTGACACAAAACTTATCGAAGCTACTATTGAAAGCGCACTGAAATCAGGAATGCGTGAAGTAGTAATCTCCAAAGTACGAACTATGTATAATAATGGTGTTTTGAATAATACACATATCATCCGATTACTTGAAGATAAATTACGATTTGAAATTGTATCCGAATAATATAAAGGCAGGTGATGGATATGGCTAATACTACGTATAGGGAACTTGCTGATTATATAGGGAGTGATTAAAATTTGATAGATAAAAAACTATTTGATTCTGAGTATTCAACTCAGTGGCGTGATGAAGTTGATTTTTTGAAAAGTAAAGGTATTAACTATACTTTTGTAAAACGAAATAACAACATTTCTACATATAAGTATGAAAAGACAAGTGAGTTGTTTTTACAGCTCGCTTATTTTTATGCACAAAAGAAGAAATAGAGTATAGAGATTAAAAGGAGTGATTATTATGCCAAAAAGAAAAACACACGAAGAATATATTAATAATCTTATTCAAAATAATATTTCTTTACGTCCAATTGAGCCTTATATAAACTCAGGAACGCCTATATTACATAAATGTTTAGATTGCGGGACAATTCGTAAGTACATTCCAAATGATATACTTAGACGAAAACACTGTATTATATGTCAAGGTAGTGATGTAGTTGTAGAATATGGAATAAATTCTCTTTGGGATACAAACCCAGAAATTGCTGAAATGTTAGAATACAAGGAAACTGGAAAAATTTATTCGTATAAATCAACAAAAAAATTAAATTTTATTTGTCCTAATTGTAATTCATTAGTAAAAAATAAGCAAATTCAATACGTTGTAAAGCATGGACTTCCTTGTCAAAAATGTTCAGATGGAATTAGTTACCCTATGAAATTTGTAACATGTATGTTTAATCAATTAAATGTAAATTACGACACTGAAGTTGTATTTAATAATTGGACATTTGACTTTCATGGACGAGATTATAAACCTAGATATGATATAGTTTTCAACAAGTATATTGTGGAAGTTGATGGTGCTATACATATAAAGAAACACTCAAAAAGTGCAATTCCGATTGAAGATATTAAATATATAGATTTCAATAAAGATCAACTGGCAAGCAAAAATGGGTACGAGATGATACGTATTGACTGTTATAACAGTAATCAGGACTATATATGTAATAACATACTAAATTCCAAATTAAATGATATTTTTGATTTATCAAAAATTGATTGGTCAGAATGTCATAAATATGCAATATCATCTAAAGTAAAAGAAGTATGTGATTATTGGAATAAACTAGAAACTCCATCTGTAACACAAGTTTTTACTGATTTAAAAATGCCTAGGATTACTGTTCAAAGATGGTTAAAGCAAGGTTCTTTAATTGGGATGTGCGATTATAATGCCTATGAAGAAAGTGTTAAAAATAGTAGAAAATCAGAAACAAAAAGCAGACGAAAAGTAATATGTATGAATACAAATATAGTATACGACTCAATCAAAGATGCAAGTAAAAGTAACAATATTTCGGACAGTTGCATTATTGGTGCATGTTCTAAAAAAATCAAATATGCTGGCAAAAATAAAATAACTGGCGAAAAATTATCTTGGATGTATTATGATGAGTATTTAAAAGCATCAAAAGAAGAAATACAATCTAAACTTGATAATATTTATCATAGTTCGTGTAAAAAAGTTATTTGTTTAAATACCAAAGAAGTTTTCAATTCTCTAATTGATGCTATGAGAAAATATAATGTTAAAAGTGGTATGAGTAGAGCCTGTAGAAATCAAAAGCGGTTTTGCGGCAGACATCCAATTACAAGTGAGCCTTTACGCTGGATGTATTACGAAGATTACATTAGAGAAAAGAAGGTGGTATAACTGAAAAATACACAATACTCAGATTTAGCGGATGCTTTTTTTAATAAAATTAGGGATTATAACTTTGCTTCAATGGATGAAAATATAGCTACTTCTATTGTACTCAGTTATATCCCCAAAGCATGTTTAATGTTTGAATCATGCAATCAAAATCTCGAAGATCGGGATGATGAATTGCAGCAGTTTAATTTCGAGCTATCAAAAACAAACTTTGAAATTTTATGTAACTTTATGTTGATTTCATACCTAGATGCAGAGTATTTATGTACGACTCAGATGTTAAAATCACGTCTCTCGTCAGCCGATTTCAAAAGTCTCAATCTTCACTCACAACTTGCTAAAGTAATGGAACTCCGTACCATGCTTAAATCCGAAAATGACCAACTTGCAATCAATAAATCATACAAAAATTCCAAGTTGTTTGATTTAGTTACGAATAGGAAGAAGGTGTGATATGAGCCTTCAACTTATGAAAGAACGTGTTAGGCACAGTGGTTCTACAGCACGAGAGGAAATGATAATTGACGGACAGAATCTTCTAAAAGAAGAATTGGAACATGATTCGTCCTACTCCCCCACTATGTATTTTTGGAATCCGGTTTTGGGATGTGATGATAGACCTGCTAAAGTTCGCATTTATAAACGGAAATACAGTTCTTTGAATGGTAATTATCAGAATTTCCTAACCACATATGATAACCCAATAAAAATTGGAGAATATTTACATGATACAAAGGATGATACATACTGGCTTATTTATAATTCTTTCAATGTCAATGATGTACATTATGAAGGAAAAATGATTCAGTGTAATTATCTTCTGCGTTGGCAGCTTGCAAATGGGGAGATTATTGAGCGTTATTCAAATATAGTTTCTGCATCCAAGTACGATGTCGGAGAGACAGGTAATAGTACGCTTGTGCTGAGTTCTAATAACTATACTATTCTTATTGGGTATTGTGAGGAAGGTTTTGAACTGGAAGGCAAACGAGTATTTATTGATATGAAGCCAACAAAGCCTACTAAAGTTTTTAAAATTACTCGTAGTGATGATGTTTTATACAACTCTGGCAATATGGGTTCCTTACTAAGTTTCATAGCAGATAAGGTTGAATTTAATCCAAATGCAGATAATCAGGAATTGAGGATATGTGATTATAACAGTATCTCTCCTCTTCCACCCACTCCGCAGCCGCCCAATGAAACGACAGATTTAAGTTGTGTAATTTCTGGAAATACAAATTTAAAGAATGGATATAGACGTTCATACACAGTGGCATTTACTGATAAGGATGGTAATGCTGTTGATTGGAAAAATATAAAATATCAGTGGAATGTTAAATCAGATTTTGAAATAAAACAGACTATTACAGATAATAAAATAACTGTTTATGTCAATGACGAGAACCTTATTGGAGGTTCTTTTTTTGTTCAGATTATTGTCGGTGAAACTGTTCTGTCAGAAATAAAAGTAAATATTGTTGAGTAATGGAGGTGAACATTTATAGGTAAATCAAGAAGTTATGAAATTATTGAGTATAGAAAACTCATAGAGAGACAAATATGTATGTCTCCAGAAATCATTAAATTGCTTGGTTGTGAAAACGAAGAATATCCAGAAGATATCATTCCATATAAATATTCATTCCCACATGAATACATACCTGGCACTCAGGACAAAACAAACAGATTTATTAACTATGAGATTAGCGCAAATATTGATCCAAGAAATAATACATTTAAGGATTTAACCATTTATTTTTTCGTTGTTTGTCATGAAGATATTATGCTATATGAAGAAAAGGCTAGAACTTATCTTTGGTATGATTTAGCGGCTTGTGAGTTAGATAATATTTTTTGTGAAAAAAATGTATTAGGTATAGGTAAAACAACTCTTGTAAGTAATGCTCCATATTGTCCACAGCAGAAATATAAAGGAAGGTTATTAAAGTTCGTAGTAAAAGATTTTAATAATGGATTGAAATATGGAAAATAGAAAAAGTTTCTTAAATTTGTCTTCTGTTAATATTCCAGACACTAATCTTTCTATACGTATTCCTACTGTTGGAGAAATCTTAGAAGACGAATTTACTTATTATAATATTGTGTCGTCTCTCACTGCCAGCCCTTTTCAATATATGGTGCAATTAGATGATATGGGGATTGATTTTACAACAATAACAGACTACGATCTATTCAAAATGCTGTTTCTTGTATATACAAAATCTGATTTATCTATATTATTTGGGAATTTAGATGTATCTGATTTTGGTATATATGAAGAAAATAATAATTCATATATATATAGTCCAAACAACCATATAGAAATTAATGAAAAAGTATATAATGATTTGGTCGGGGTTATAAGAAAAATAAATTTATTTGAAAAGATTAAATATAAACCTGGTAATGAATCTGCAAAAAAATATCTTTTAGAAAAAGAACGAAAGAAACAAAAAATAAATGCAAGAAAGAAACATGAGTCACATTTAGAAAAACTTGTTATATCTTTAGTAAATACATGTGAATTCCCTTATGATTATGATTCATGCATGAATTTATCTATCTATCGGTTCAATCAAAGCTTGAAACAGATTCAGCATAAAATTGCTTTTAACAACATGATGATTGGTGCATATGCAGGGACAGTTGATACAACAAAAATAAATAAAGATTGTCTCACATGGATTAAACAATAACAAAAAATGAAAAAGACTATGTTGGTCTTTTTATTAAAAAATATAAAATTTCAGGAGGATACGTAATGAATATTGATAAGTTTACAATCACATCTTATGACCAGATTATTGGTTTTGACAGGACAAATGGAAGTCTGGAATTAATTCTTGACGAATTAAGTGATTTTACATTAGGGCATGAAGAGGAAAAAGCGGATATTGCTGGTAAAGGCGGCAGGACAATCGGTTCGCTGAAGAAGAACAAGAAAGTTACCGGAAGTGGTACAAATGGTATGCTGTCAGGCGGTGCTATTGCAACTATGGTTGGTTCTGAAGCAGAAGATGGTAAATATACAATCCGCTATACAGATACTATTACTGTTTCTGCAAATAAAGGCGTTACAAAAGAAACTGCTGTTGGTACTATTGGTAATGAAATCGGAACTATTTATGTCAGGGATGCAAATAATGCTTACATTTCTGGTGGGAAAAAATTAACACAGGTTGCCGCAACACCTGCAACAGGAGAATTTTCTTACGACCCAACAACTAAGGAAATTACATTTTTTGCTGGTGATATAACTGACGGGACAGAAGTTATTGCATTCTATGATACCGAAGTTACAGGAAAAAGAATTACAAATGATGCTGATAATTATAGTAAGACTTTACAGGTATTTATTGATGTAACTTGTGAAGACGGATGTGATAATCTTTTTCATGGGCAGTTTATTATTGACAGGGCAGATTTCAGCGGTACGTTTGATATCCAAGGTGCTTCTGACCCAGCTACACAGGGATTCGAATTTACGTCCCTCCCAGACCTTTGTACAGGGAAAAGCCTGTTGTGGGATTTTATTATTTTTGAATAATTATTTACATAATAGGATGCCAGAAATGGCACCTATATGTTAGAGGAGGTAATATGGCAAAAAAGCAAAAAATCCCATGCCGTGTGTGTGGAAAACTTTTTGAACCGTGTGCTTATTGCAAGTCACATAGTGATGTTTTCAGATGGCGTAATTTTGCATGTTCAAGGGAATGTGCAGCAAAATATATTAAGGAAACTACAGAATACCGTGAATCTTTACGGAATACTAAGAAAAATACAGAACAGAATAAAGATTCTGTTGATAATACATCAAAAGATAAAGCTTTAACAGAAAAGAAAAAAGCAACAAAGAAACTAGACAATCATGTAACAGAAAGTAACAAGAAAACCGATTAACGGATATTGTGTATTGTGATTATTGCAGGGTTATGATTTACACAATACAACGGTAAACCATAACCCTATTTTTTACGATATGAGGTGATTATATAAGACATGGAGTAATTTTTGATAATTTAGATGAAGTTTACCAGAATTATAATAATGAAGTTTTAAAAATTGTAAATATAAAACAACTTTTGTTCTACTCTGATATTTGCAATGTTCAACCAGACTGGATTGGGAAATCAGCTTATGACGAAAAATTGATTGCATATTATGGGAAAGATAGGACTAAGGAATGTTGGGAACGTTGGAAAAGACATGATACTAAAAAATAGAAAGAAAGGATTTTTATTATGGAAGAAATTATAGGATTATTGCCAGTACTTTTAGTGGCAGTTGTTATGAATATTGCTGCTGGTACATATTTCAATGTTGAAAAAGAAAATTTCAAATTCAGTTTCAAAAAGTTAATATCAGGAATAATCAAAGCAGGTATCGTAGGTGGAATGTTTATTGGCACTGCATATTGCTTTGAAGCAACTGACTTATCTTCTGTTGGGATAACACCTATTTTTGTGATGCTGTCAGCGATTTCCCTGTATGTGGGGAAGGCAATTGTGTCACTTGGGAAAATTTTAGGCGTTGAGATTAAAAGTAAATAAGTAAGGAACGGTGAAAACATGAAAATTGCATTAACAGTTGGCCACTCTTTATTAAAGAATGGATGCTATACCAGTGCTGACGGGAAAACATACGGTGGCTGCAATGAATATAAATGGTGCAAGGCATTTTCGAAACAGCTGGCATCCGCCCTAAAAAAGAACGGACATAAGGTGGAGAGAATCGTATGCCCTGAAAAAAAGTTTTCCTGCAGTACACAGGAAAAAAGTTATAAGTTGAATTTAATTAATCGCAACAATTATGATCTTGTAATAGAACTGCATCTAAATGCAGCTTCCCCATCTGCAAAAGGAACTGAAGTTTTATATAAATCTCCTACAGGCAAAAAGTTTGCAAAAAATATACAAAATCAGTTATCTTCTGTATTTTATAATAGGGGTATTAAGAAACGTATAGATTTATATATCCTTAATGGGACAAAACCACCAGCAATTTTAATTGAAACATTTTTCTGTACTAATAAAAACGACTATGCAAAAGCGAAAGGTCTTGTAAAGAGAAAGAAAATTGCAAAACTAATTGCGGATGGAATCGAAAATACAATCTAAGAAAGGAAATGGCACTTACATCCAATGGATAGTATCACAGCATTAACCAGAATTGATTACACTTCTGTTTTTATTTCCGTCTTTATAATACTAATTGGTATTAAAGCGATTGTTTCACTTTTTGAATGGGTAATTGATAAGCTTGGGGTTGAGACAAAATGGATGAGAAAACAACGTGAAGAACATGAATTGTTGATACAAACTTCTCAAAACTTAACCGCCTTACAAGAAAGACATGTACATGATATGCATATATCTGATAAACGCGACGAAGAAATTTCTTCTGATATCAAAAAACTTACCAGAATGTTTGTAGATAAAGAAATCGACGATATGCGCTGGGAAATCAATAATTTTGCAACCAAGGTATCAGAAGGGAGACCATGCAATAAAGACAGTTTTAAACATTGTATCCATACATATGAAAAATATGAAAAAATATTGGAGGAAAACGGTCTTGAAAATGGTGAAGTCGAAATATCAATGGAATTAATCAATGATGTGTACAAACAAAAATTAAAAGAAGGATTTTAGAAGTAATTAGCAAAAAAATACTAATATTTTGCAATAAAAGACCACTATCATAACGAAATGCTCTTTTATTTATTTTTCATAAAAAGGCGGTGATTAATATAGCATACTGGATTCAGGAAACAGGAACATATCATAATTATACCAATTATAGAAAATTTATGTGTGATTATCTATCTGATATTAGAAAACTTCCGAGAGTAGGTATTGAAGGAGAAAAACAGAAAAACGATACTGTGTCATCATCTCCGTGCGCTCATGGAAGTGAATGTATCTGTTTAGAAAATTCAACTACATGGATTTTAAGCAAAGACACAAATACATGGACACAATACTCAGCAAGTACTGGTAATAGCGGTAGCGGAGGAGGAACTGTCATAGAAAAACCACAAAGAATTACCAAAGATGATATTGATTCACTTTTTAACAGTTAGGTGGTGATGTTTTTATGGAAGATAAAGTATTATATATGGAGGAATTTACTTATTATGATAAAAAAATAAAAGAATTAATTTCTTCTAAAAGCAAAAATGTAGTACAAAAACAAAATTATCTACTATTCCCTTCCGTTGGTAATTCAAATTTATTTTATATTGATATAGAAAACAATTCCATTTACAGGTGGGACGACACTGGAATGAAATATTTTTGCATTGGTAAAAATTACGAAAATATAGATATTATATCTGGTGGATCGAGTAAATAAAAAATAACCTAACTAATCTTCCACTATTTCCTATAGTGGAGTTATTATTTATAAAGGAGAATTCTTTAAATGGGAAATACCAATACTAACACATTAAGTACAAGAATTTTAATCTGCAACGACACAGAGGTAAATTGGGGTGCATCTACAAAAGTCTTACTTAAAGGAGAGATGGGAATTCTTTTCCCAACAGATGCAACAAAAGAGCCAATATTTAAAGTAGGTGACGGAGTCAATACTTTTAATAATCTTAAGCAGGCGAATGTACGACTATCAGAATTAAAAGAATTATCTGATAGAATTGGCGATTTGACTACTTTAAAGACAACTGATAAGACAAATATTGTCGCTTCCATTAATGAATTAGTAGACTCAATTAAATCTGCCGGAAAAGTAACAATTGATACCAGTAAAACCACAGATGGATATGCAAAGTCGTATACCGTAAAGCAGGGCGTTGACAGCGACGGAAAAGATATCGTAATCGGTGTAATTGATATACCAAAGGATATGTTTGTAAGTGCAGCAGAAGTTATTGAGTTAAATGATACATCTGTCCTCCCGTCCGGAGTAACTGAAACAGGGACTTACATTGAGTTAACTATTGCAAATTCAGCCAATGATAAAGTATATATTAATGTAAATAAACTTGCGAACATTTATAAAGCGAAGGCAAATGCAGCACAGATCCAGCTTGCTATTGACCCGTCTACAATGGAAATATCTGCATCAATCGTAAATGGTTCTGTTAGTTCTGACGCATTAGCCGATGATGCTGTTATTACAAGTAAGATTAAAGATGGTAATGTAACAAAGGCAAAACTTGAGCAGGGTGTACAGGACTCTTTGGATAAAGCGGATGCTGCTGTTACTGATGTAAAAGTAAATGGAACTGTACTGGCAAAAGATGCTTCAAATGCCGTAAATATTGAGGAAATCCCTACAGATATTTTGAAAAATGGAGAAAATACCCTTATTTTAGATGGCGGCACAAGTTCAATATAATAGGTGTGATAAAATGGAACAAACAATTTTAGTAAAGCATAAACAGGCATATGATACAGAAGAAAACTGGAAAGCCAATAATCCTATATTATTAGCTGGACAGCTTGCATATTCCTCTGATAAATATGGTAAATATAAAGTTGGCGATGGTGTAACAAATTGGAATGATTTGGAATACTGTAACGAAAAAGTATTTACTGGTACAAGAGAAGAATATGAAACTGCTAATAAAAATGGAGAAATTAAACCAGGCACAATCGTAAATATTACAGATGACAATGATTATCAGGATATAAATATTGATACAGAATTATCGGAGGAAAGTGAAAATCTCGTAACTAATAAGACGGTTACAAAAGGTATTAAATACAACGATACCAAAGACAATACAGTTACTTTTACTTCTAACGATACTTTAGAACCTCCAGCATACTCAGATGTGTCATTATTAGAAAGTAATGAAAAACACTCTTCTATATTCAATAAAATATCTACCATGTTTAAAAATATACGCTATCTGTCTGGATTGCTTGGGACACAAGATATCTCTTCTATCGGTGAAGGAACAGTAACCAGTGCAATTAACACAATAAATACTAATTTACTAAAAAAGGAAACACTGCTCGCAAAGGGGCATGCAAACAGCGTATCTAATGATTTAAATTTAATAAAAGAGAGCGGAATATATGTAATTGGAAGCACTAGCGAATATACTAACCTCCCTCCAGAGCTTTCTAGCGAAGCATATTGTGCGCTGGTTGTGTTTAACAGCGGCATTTATATCGTGCAGGAAATTTTCATTCCGTTTGATACAAAAGGAACTATTTATTACAGGTTTAGAACGGAACGAGAGGACGGGTGGAAGAGCTGGAAGACATTTGGCGAAATATACGACGGCTACGACGAAACGAGAAAGGGGTTTGCAGCGGATGCAACACAGTTGAACAAAGAGGTGGAAGGGAGTTATGCAGCAGGGGTGGCGGAGGAAATCTCTGGGATAAACGCCAATTTAAACCAGAGATTGCCACAAAAAGTGTTGTTAATTGCATGTAAAGGGTGGTACCTTGGTGCGTCTAAGGAAATGTATTCATTCAATTACTATAATTGCTTTTATCGCTCTATTGAAATTAATGGAATGCAACACTTCGGTATCGGAAAATCATATAGCATAAATGGCGAGGGGCATGTTGATTCTGGGATTATAGTAACTAAAGGCATTACTGACTTTAGAGCTTATACAGGAATTTTAATAAAAGGTTATATTAGCAGCGACAGCTCTTCCAATCTTACTGTACGCTGTTATTTTCTGGCAGGAGATGCTCCTGTTCCAGAGGAAAGTGTCCCGTATGACTATTCGTCATGGGAACTGCTTGCTGAGACGGACACAGAAACATATTTTGAAACATGCGTCAATATTTCAGATAAAGGAGAGGAGAGGATAAGCTTCGGCCTATACCATGGCGATGAACTTGATTACAATACGGTTTATCTTTCTATTTCTGAAATAACGCTTATTCCGATAAATTAATTTAAAGTATGTAGTAATCCACCATTGATAATATGAAAAACATCCCATTCATTTTATCATAGTAATCAAAAGAAAGTTCCGTAATGTTACTTGTGGTGCCTCCGACAACTGCAATAACTGTTGCACTGTATGAAACTTGATACTTCATACCAGAAAAGTATGCATTGTGCCCTTTTGGCGTGGTAAGTTTGATTGGTTCATGCATTTCACCGTATTGGTGAAGTGATGTGCACAAAGCACCTTCTCTGGTCTTTGAAATCAATCCATATCCGACATAACCGCCTGAATCATACGTGCATTTGAATATTAATGCTTTTTCGGAACTGTTCCTTTTGCACCCCCTGTCATTGGTATTAGTAATGTACATCTTGTCTTCACTACTTGTACTTATGACAAATATAGGCTGTCTGGCGGTGGCATACTTAAAAACTTGTGGGATGATGGTTGACAAATCACTATTTTTTAGTATTCTATCCCAAGGTTTCCAGCCCCCATTCTGCATATTCCTAAAATACATATTATTACTTGTCATTCCAAGTAATAGCTGTACTTGATAATTAGCGTCATCTCCCTGCGACCTAATCGCATGGAACCAGTTTTCTTCGGGAATATTTTCGGAATATGGGCCTTGCTCTTTTATTGTCAAAGTATTAATACCGGGGCCATCATCTAAATTTTGTGCATTTCTAGGAACTTTCAATCTCTGGTTTAAATTGGCGTTTATCCCAGAGATACATTTAACTAAAAAAGAGGTATAATACATGTCAATAAATATACAAACAGAAAATAATGAATTAAAAAAGATTGCAGGGACATACGGAACAAATATTGAAAGTAATATTACTACTGATTCTGAATTGTCGCTTGAAAGCAGTAATCCGATACAGAATCAAGCCGTTGCCCAAGGATTAAATACTATTGAAGATACAGTAGGTGCAATAAGGTTAACTAAAAAATACATCGGTGAACATAATACCCTATCTTCTTTTATTAATGGGCTGAAGGAAAATACTTGCTATGTTTTTGTCTTAACACATTCAACTTTATCAGAAGCACTCACTCTTGCAAACATTGGATTTTTACATCAACAAAGAGAAAACGGTATTCTTAAAATCTCATGTGGTTTTAATAAATATGGTATATTTGTAGAATTTAGTGATGGTATTAATGATATACAGCAGAGGTCTATCATATATAATCCTAATTATACGGATAATTATGAATTAAATGATTGGCATAGATTTATTACTGAAGATGGTTCTGTAAAACATGCGGATACGGCTGAGAATGCAGATACGGTAGATGGATATCATGTAAATGATTCTCCTAGTGCAGATCCACGTGGTAAAATTCCGATAGTAAAAAGTGATGGCGTAATGGAAGTTGGTAAATATATAGATTTCCATGTATCGACCGCAGATTGGGACAATGATGCCAGGATTACAGCCGGTTACGATAAAATGGAAATTGATAAACCGATTGAATCTCCGGGCATCAAAACATCTTCCCTTACTGTTAGCAGAAGTTTTTCTGGATACGGCGATCCACAATTTGTTGTAGAAAATCCAACTTACCCAAACGCTAAAGTGATTGGATATGTTGACCAAGAAGGCGCAAATTTTAGGTTGCAGTGCAACGAGGGAAATAACTACTTCGAATTCGATACTTTAGGAAATAATCTAAGGTTGTACCATTATTACAATGGGGCGACACCAACACTTATATCCTCTGTTGGTTCTGGGAATAACTTAGAGCTGCAAATCGCAAGGGCTACTAAAGACAGTGATGGAAATGTGATTAAAAATACGTATTTGAAAAGTGGCAGTAATATTAGTGTTGGCTCAATTATCTCTAGTGGGAATTTACAATTAGGTTCTTCAGCAGGCGGAGGACTGGTTTGTCCGAGTTATGGTTCATTATTTCTCACATCTTCATATGGAACTAGTTCTAGTAAAGGAATTCGAGTGGATTCCGTCACAGTTGACCCATATGATTATGTTTCGCCTACAGTAATTCCTAAAATTAGTTTTGGGCAGAGCGGTAGACCATGGAACGGATTTTATTCTTATGTTTCAATGACAACCGTATCCGATAGACGGCAAAAGAAAAATATATATGAAGTTGATTCAAACACAGCATCACAATTAATTTCGAAGATTATTCCAGTAACATATCAATTAAAAGACGGCGAATCTGGAAGAACACATTATGGGATGATTTCTCAACAAGTAGAAGAAGTTCTCAATGAATTAGAGATTGATTCAAAGGATTTTGCAGCTTTTATCAAATCTCCCATTACGGAAGATGTTATGGAGCAAGCTACAAGTGACGAAGGGGAATTGCTATTTGACGAAGAAAATAACCCAGTCATGATAAAAGTTGGAGAAAATGAGACTGAAGACTTTACTTACATGCTTCGGTATGAAGAATTTATTCCAATTCTATGGAAAGATGCCCAAGATAAAAATAGAAAAATTGAGCAATTACAAAATTCAAATGAAGAACTTAGCAATAAAGTTGTTAGCTTAGAGGAAAGAATAGAAAAACTTGAATCATACATCAATATTAAAGATACAATAGATGCAGAAGGACGGTTTCAATAATTTGAAGCCGTTCTTTTATTATTAAATACTATTACTTATTAAGGTTCAGTCAATAAGTAATGGTATTTATGTGGGAGGTGTAAAAGACTGAACTGCTCCTCTCCTACCATTGATGAAATGAGGTGAAAATATTACAAAAAATATAGGAAAAATTTTTGAACAAAACTGGAAAAAATCTATACCTAATAACGTATTTTATTATAGACCACCAGACTCTGCACAAAGTTTTGGAACAAATGAAACTTTAAGGTTTAGTGCAAAGTCCCCATGTGACTGTTTTATGTTTGATGGGGATTTTCTATATACAATTGAATTAAAATCTGTGGGTACAAAATCTATATCATTTGAAAGGGAAAAGACTGATAAAGGTATTATACATAAGCATCAGATAGATAATTTACAGAAATTTTCTACGTATAAAAATATTATCAGTGGATTCATTTTTGACTTTAGGTTATCTGATAAAACATACTTTTGCGCAATTGATAACCTTTTAAATATGATAGCAATGCTAGATAAAAAATCATTTAATGAAACTGATTTAATAAAATGGTGCGATATTATAATGATTAATAAAAGAAAACTCAGAGTAAATTATAGATATGATGTAAATACATTTTTACAGGAAGTGAAGAAAATTAATGTTTTCCCATGAAATAGATCAAATATTAAAGTTACAGAATTACAATATTGATTCAGAAACATATTCTAATATCTGCTCCTCTTCTCCTCAAATCAACCATGTAAAATTTAGTCCATATTCAAATGAATTTGAAATGTGGAGCAGTGATAATTATTATTGGAAATTTACAATGTACAGAAAGGAAAATGAAATATGATTAAACTAATTAAAAACTGGTATACAACAAAGAAAATCAAAGCACAGTTAAAAGCAGAGTTTTATGGCATCATTGGAACGCTTATTCACGAAAAAGAAAATATTAAAGAACTAATTGAAAATACATATGATGTACTGAAAGATACACCTAAAGAGGAATTGCAGCAGAAATTGATTGAACAGATTGCGTTACTGGTACATGAGACGAATCAGAAAGACAGAGACACAATTGATGATTAAATATATCTTTTATTAAAGTTGGAGGAAAATAGTATGTATGAAAATTCAGTAATAAAAGAAATACCAGCAGAAGATACTATAACTCAAAACAATGGTTACAACATCAAGAAAGAATTCATAAACATCTTATCTGAAAATAAATTTTCAATTTCTCAGACAAGATGTTTATTTAATAGCATTTTGGAACAATTTGAAAGATACATGCCAGTAACAAATCATAAAAACAGACAAAACTAGTAAAGATTTTATAATGTTTCATTTTGTATAATTGCGTCATAAAATTGTTTGTTTATATTGGCAAATTCATCTACCATTTTAGGAATATTAGACAGTGACGGATCATTTAAAACATTCCTATTAATTTCAATGTACTTAATTGTCAATTCATGTGCTAAATTTTTTGCTTGCGATGTACTCATAATAATAATCCTCCATAAAAATATTTAACATTATGATAACATTATAACAGTAAAAAGTAAACAATAATTGGGCTGACTATGATGAACGGTGAATGCAAGCTTTTTCTATTTTACTCTGTAAAAATTTTTGGAAAAGGAGAAATATATGGCAATTAAAACATATAAGGGATTATTTAAAGCCCTAAATAAGAATATAGATATTGCAGTTGAAAATACTTGTAACAGACTACTTGGTTCATTGCAGGAAATTATAGAGACAGAGTTCTATGATACGTTTGAACCAGACTATTATCCCAGAACGTTTAGTTTTTGGAGGTCGGCTATTTCAAGAATGGTAGGGAAAACTCGTGGACAAATTTTTATGGATGAAAGCAAGATGGACTATAACGAGTTCTGGACAGGGGAACGACAAATATTAGCTGCATCAATCGGTAGCCATGGAGGAATCATTACGAATGAAACAAGAGAACACAGATTTTGGGAAGTATTTGAAGAGTTTTGTGAAGAAAACTTAATAGGCATTTTTAAAGAAGAGTTAGGGAAACAAGGAATTAAAGTAAAATAACAAAGGATTAATATTCTTATAACAAAAATATATTTTTTTAAAGAAAGTGGAATTCAGAAATGATAATAAAAAATAGGAACAAATTTTTAAAAAAGAATTATACTGACTCCAAAGTAGATAATATATCTATTGATATAGAAACTAATTTAGGATTGGTCATGAAAGATGATTGCATAAAAAAAGTTCTTAATAAAATAGAGACTGAAACAGAAGGTATCCCTCATGTAAATATTACTTTTCATATCTCATGAGGGATTTTGTAATCAATAACAGACTTTTGATACCTCAAATGTACCTATAACAGATGAATCTATAGAATAATTTCCACTATCCGAAAGAAGTTGGTAATTATAATTAGTTGGGAAGTGATGGGATAATATTTCTTCACCAGTAACTATTGTCTCTGACATCTCGTTTGAGTATTTGATGGTATGGATACGTTCGTAAACAGAAATAAGTTTTTTAGATTTGTTATAAATAGAAACTTTATACATATTGGTATCTCCTATCTTTTATTTTTTTTGTTTTAAATTTAGTATAGAAGAAAATATATAGATAGTCAATATGGATTTTATAATGTATATCATCTTAAAATAGAAAAATTATATTCACAAAATCTACTACCGCCCTTTTGTTGGCGGTTATTTTATGCTCAAAATAAAAGGAGGTAATTAAGATATATGGATGAGTTTTTAATAGAGCTTCAAGCGAAACTGGATGAAGCAAAATCAAAAGGCAATATCAATTCTGATATGGGAACACTCCAGGGACAAATTGATAAATTAAAAATACAGGCAGAAATTGATCCAAAAACTGCACAAAAATTAGCCAGTGACATTGAGAAATTAGTCAATCAGAAAATTATTATTTCCAATATTGAAGTTGATACGACACAAACTGTCAAATCTGCGCAAAAGACTGGCCAGCAAATTGGGGAAGCCATATCTGATGCTGCTAGTAAAGCCATTAATAATGTCAGTTCAAAAAATATTGGGAAATATTTCAAAGTCAGTCCATCAGATTCAAAGCAATTCCAAAATGAGATGGAAAAACTTGTCAATGGATGGACAAATGGGAAAGGCAAAGTAAAAGATATAAACATCCAGACCCGTACATCTTATGACGAAAAATCTGGTCAAAATGTTGAAAGGATACATCAGGCACTTGTAACTTATGAAAACGAGTTAAATGAAGTGGTTAAAAAAACTATTGCTTGGAGACAAATTGGGACTAAAACTAATAACAATGGTGAAGAAGAAGCCCTTCATGGTTTTGTAGAAGTTGCTGGGCAATATTCTAAATCACTTGATACTGTTACTGCAAAAACAGATAATTTTGCAAAGAAGCAAAAAGAAACAATTGCTAACATGCAAAACACTATTAAGCAAATTGAATCAGGTGCTTATGATAAAAATTCTTCAAGGCCAATCACATCAGATGATTCGTTAAATAGGCTCGATACACAGGTGGCTTATGTAGAAAATGCAATGTATGACCTCAAACATGCAACTGCTGAAACTTTTGATGATGCAAGGATTAGAGTACAGAATGAAATATCTGACCTTAAAATTTTAACAAAGGAATTGAGAAATTCTGACAATGTATCAACAAAAATGAAAGGAACCGATTTATCGTCTGGACTATCAATTGCTAAAAATGATTTAGAAAAATTTAAGTCGGATGCAAAAGATTTCCCTCAGATAACCCAGACTATAAAAGATTTAGATTCTGCTATTTCCAATGTAGGTGATACTGCATCTTTAAATACCTTCAATGACCAGCTCCGTGTTGCCAGATCTGAATTAGCAAAAATCAAATCTGAAACAACTGCGGCTAACCGAGAGGAAAAAGTTGGCATTAACATTTCTGGACTACAATCTAAAATAGCTGATTTGCAGAGAATCAGTCCAGAAATCGAAAAATTTAAGGCTGAAATAAATGGTGCTGAAGTAACCGTCCAAACTTTGTATTCTGATTTAGAAAAAGTAAATACACAAAGCGATTTCGGCGTTATAAATTCAAAATGGAAAGCATTTACTGATGCTGCAAAATCTGCTGGCATTGCTGTCACTGAGGTTGGTGATAAGTATGATACATTTTCAAAGCAGTTAAAAAAAATACATACTGATATCGAAAATAAAACAATTGATAGAAATATATCAGATATAACTAAACAGTTCAAGCAGATTTCAAATGCTACAGATGAATTGAAGTCAGATTTTAATGAACTTATCAGGCTTCATGATGAGCTAAGTAAACCACAAACAAATGAAAAATTAATACAAAATTATAATAAATTAAATGAAACTCTTTTGAGAGTAAAAAATACAATGGGTATTCTGAAAAATGAAAGTAAAGATATTTCAGAGCCAATTGATACCTTTGCAAGTCAAAAGAAAATAAACGGATTAGCTAATCGTGTATTGTCCTTTAAAGATAATAACTCAGCAATGTCACATTCTTTAAGTAATTCTCTGGATGAGATGTATAAACATCTAATAAGCGGAGTAAAAATTACCCAAAAAGAATTTGATAATTTAGAATCAAAATTTTCTAATATCAAATTGGAAACAAGGGAATCTGGTAAAATGGGCAAATCCTTTATTGGAAGACTCAAGGACGATATTAGCAATTTTATGTCATGGGGATTTGCAACTGGATTAGCTGGACAAGGCATACAAACTGCAAGAAAAATGGTAAGCGAAGTATATAATGTAGATACTGCTATGACCAACCTATATAAGGTAACTGATGAAACAAAGAATAAATATAATGAATTCCTGACTTCTTCCAGTTCAAATGCGCAAGAATTGGGACGTACCGTGTCAAGCCTCGTCGAGCAATCTGCAAATTGGGCAAAGCTTGGATATACAATTGACGAAAGTAAAACTCTATCAAAAACATCAAGTATATATGCAAATGTAGGAGAAATTGATGATAATACAGCCGTAGCAGATATTGTCACTGCTATGAAAGCATATAATATAAAAGCTGAAGAAGCAATTAAGATAGTTGACTCATATAACAAGCTAGGTAATGAATTTGCAACCGATGCAAAATCTTTGGGAGATGGGATTTCTAACGCTGCCTCTTCCCTTGCAACTGCTGGTAATGACATGAATCAATCCCTTGGTATGCTGACTGGTATGACCGAAATTATGCAGAATGCATCAGAAGCTGGAAATGCCCTTAAAATTCTTAGCATGCGTTTGAGGGGTTATGATGAAGAGACAGAAAGTTATACTAATGACATAGAAATATTAACAGGTAATATTGCAGACCTAACTAAAACAGCAAAAACACCAGGCGGAATTAGTATCTTTTCTGATAAAGATAAACAAACTTATAAATCAACCTATCAGATTATGAAAGAAGTCTCAGAAATATGGGATGACCTTACTGATAAAAACCGTGCCCAACTGACAGAAGTCCTAGCAGGAAAACAAAGAGGTAATGCAATTTCAGCTTTAATACAGGCATTCCAATCAGGACAAGTTGAAAAAGCATTCAATGCATCTAAAAATGCAGCAGGTTCAGCAATGCAGGAGCAGGAACGGTGGATGGAATCATTGGAAGCAAAAACACAACAGTTCCAAGCGGCATTCCAGACATTATCAAACACCGTTATTAATTCTGATTTACTGAAATTCTTTGTTGATTTAGGAACTGGTGCAGTTAATGCATTAGATGGAATTATTGGAAAATTTAATAGCATAAGTGCACTTGCTACAGGCGGCAATAGTATATTTGGAACTATTGGAGCTTTAAGTGGACTTTTAATGAATGTAAAAGGTATTGGTGAACGTTTCGCGTTTCAGTGGTAAACGTATTGCGCCCACCCCTCTAAGATTACATAATAATGCCATGTAATTAACAGACGGGAGCATCAACCACTATAAATAAGATGGATACCTATAATTGAAATAAATTATAAAAACCGAATATGCTGGGAACCCTAAAGACTATATGAAACCCAAAACGGAACTGGAAACGGTAAACGGAAATGGTGTCGAAAGACGGAAAAGAACTCATATAGTATTCATATGGTGAGAACCTAAGTGTGTTTTATGCTTTTATACTTACATGGACTTCTGATTTTATCTTTAATGATAACTTCCATGAAGTATTAAAAGGAATGGGTGATCTATAGGTAAACATGAAATAGTCATTTTATGTTGAAAGCAGGGAGATAGCTAAGTTGATTCTATACATCAATATGTTATTACCCCCAGAGACTGACAAGGTTTGGCTACATACAGGCGTAATTGTATGTGGCTGTGATATACAGTCCGCCCCTCGCGAAAGTGAGAAGATTAAAATATGTTTCTATAAATAAAACAAATTTATTATGCTTTCAAAAAGTATTGAAATATTTTTATCCATACTATATACTATATATCAATAAATACCAATTATATTATGGGAGGATAAAAATATGTCCGATAAACGAAATAATACGTTATTTAACATTGAAAATCCATCTATCGAAATTAATAATAACGGTACAATATATGAATCGTATCAAGAACGTCCACATGTAAATGCTTCAATAGAATCCAGTGGAACAACCCCTATTGATATAACATTAATGACAGGGAACGGTAGCAATAACGAGGAAGGTGAATAATATAAAAGAATTTACGAATGTATTAGATAATTTACCACTAATACTGCAATACATAATACCTGGTTATCTAACAATCAAATGCTTTGAATTTACATTATCAAAAAAAATTGACACAAAAAATCTGCTAATTTTTAGCTGTGCAATCAGTTACTGTTTTCTTTCCCTAATATCATTACTAAGAATAAAATGGCTAAAAACTATTCCAAATACTCCATTTATTAATTCAGCATTATCTATTATACTTGGTATAGTTGTTGTAAGTATTATCGCTATGTTGTCACAGAGGAAATGGTTTAAAAAATTAACTGTAAAACTATTTCACAAAACTTTAAATGACGATATCTGGCGTGATGTTCTTGATTTAGAAAATGGTTCTAATTTAAAAGTATATTTAAAGGACAAGGATTATTATTTGATCGGACATCATAAAAACCATGAGGAGAAAGGAAATGATTCTTGGCTTGCATTAAGTGGGTTTGCTAAATTTGATAAAGAAACAAATAAAAACTATAAAAGTGAGCCAAGCTACATAAACAATGAGAAAATTGTTATTACTGTAAGATTTTCTGATATTGAACATATTGAAATATTTTAACTGAATTATTTGGAGGAAATATAGATCAGAGACATAATAACAATGAAAAGATACAAAAATAAACCAAAAAGTCCAATATTGGTTTAAAGAGGAAGTTATAAAGAATAGATGGGATAACGTAAGGTTTTCTGGAGGTCAATATATTTTAGAAAACGAGTTAAAAAAATAATTACATAAAAATAACCCTAAAGTAATTGACACAATCATATCTTTATGTAATAATGACTATAGACAGCAAGTAAGGGATGCTATCCGTAAAGCAAGCGGTTAGTCCCAAATTAATTTGATAATCAAAGATTATAACCGCTTAGTTTGGTAGACTGGGGCGGTTATTTTCGTTTGCCAATCTGAAAGAACAAATTAGCGATTGCACATATCACAAGTATTAACTGAAAAGTTTCACTAATAGACATAACTGCAATCCCCTCCTTTACTACAATATTTCTTCCAGAGAAGATTATTTATGTAAACAGAGGGTACCAGTCCCTCTGAGAGAAGGACTAACCGCCTACCGCTTTGGATAGCACCTCAATCATTGTAACATACTGTAGAATTATGTCAATCTTTATTAAATATTGGCGTAATAAATGTTCAAAGTTATTCTCCTACCCTTTTTATACTATTTTTCAATAATTTTCCTATAAATCATTGACATTTTCCATATCTTGTACTACCATCAAATTAACTAAAATTTACCAAAATGGAGGTACAGAATATGGAATTTACCTGCCGCACAAGGACACTTCAGGCACTATACAAAGGCATCACTAAATCTTCAAAGATACTACTCTCCCATGAACTGCAAAGAAAAGAAGGGGCGTGGAATGCAAAACAGAAGTCAGACTTAATTGACAGTTTGCTACGGAACTACCCTATCAATCCTACCTATGGGGTAAAAGAGAATGGGATTCTTGCTATTATTGATGGCGTGCAGAGGCTTTCTACAATTAGGGATTTCCTTGATTCTAAATTTGCCTTATCCAAAACCTTAAAGCCGGTAGTAATTAACGGTGAAGAAAAGAACATAGCTGGGTTACGTTTTAAAAAGATGGATGACGATACGCAAGAGGCACTCCGCAATTCTGAATTGCAGATATATGAAATCACAGAATATACCGATGAAGATGTCCGCGAAATGTTCAGACGGCAAAATGCAGGGACTGCATTAAAACCGTCACAGAAATTGACAAGTTCACAGAGCAAAGAACTGACCCACCTTCTATTTGAATTGTCATCATACCCATTCATCCAAAAAGTGCTGACACCTATACAGATCAAAAAAGATGTAGACCGTGACATATGCCGTGAAGTATTGATGTTATCAGAAGCATCAAAGGATAACCCTATTACTTCTTTTAGGGCAAAAGACATGGATGAATTCGTTTCAAACTATGAAATTGACGAAGGGAAAGTCGAAAACATTAAAGCTGCATTAGATAAACTTGATGAATCATTTGACGAAAATACTAAAATCCCTAAAACATCCATCAGCTTTATAATTTATGCAATGATGAGGGCAATTAAAGATAAAAAATCCACCCAGAAACTGGTGGACATAATCCATAATTTCCTTGCCAATTATGATTCAAATGATGAATATAAACAATTCTGTGTACAGGGGACAAGCAATAATGTGAATGTAGTTGGACGACTAGATTACTGGAGGGAAGTTGTAAAGACTTTATAATTTTTTAAATAATCATAATCCAAGGGGTACATGCGATATATTTATATTACATGTACCCCTTTTAGATTAAATGTGAACTATCTTCTGTATCCCAATACATCATCTTTTGTTCTTTTCACATATCATTTGTACCTCATTAATATACCACAGTTTCACAAATAAATCAACTATAATTTATATTTAATTTCATTTATCTTATATATTTTAGTATATAATACTATAGCAAGTATTAATAATTACCAAAATTTACTTGTAGAAATATATCACTTAAATTACTTATAATGAAAGAAAGTGGCTAAGGGTGATTTAAATGGTTATAAATATTGCTGTATGTGATGATGAAGAATTTTACGCAAAGGAATTATGCAGTACAATCAAAAAATACACAAAATGGGATGGACATTCGTATACACTACATATTTTTTCATCCGGCGAACAAACATCGGATGCAATAAGAAATGGACTTAAAGTGGATATTCTTTTTATAGATATAAAACTGGATGACAGTTCATTAGGAACAGATATTGGGGCAAAGCTGAAAATATCAAATCCTGATATGTTAGTAGTTTATATGTCAGTATATGATTCATACTATAAAGAATTAGCATGTGCAGAACCTTTTGATTTTATATATAAGCCAGATTTACATACAAAAGTCCCAAAAGTATTAGATAAAGCAATAATGCGCATTGCCTATATCAAACATGAATTTGTTTACCAGTATAAGTTTAATGGCATACTATATAGGGTCAACTTAAATGATGTGGTATATTTTGAATCGAAACACAGGATTATAAATATATACTGCTCTGACGGAACTGTACGTCAGTTTTATGAAAAGCTAGATAATGTCGAGAAAGATATCGATAAAATATATCCTTGTTTCTTACGGGTAAATAAAAGTTATTTTGCCAATTTTAATTATATAACAAGGGCATCTGGCACAACAGTTATGATTGGTGATATGGAAATGAAACTTGGGAGACAGTATAAGGAATCATTTAGTAAGAAATATGACCATATTGTATTATCGTGGTATGTATGAAAATTTGTACAAATAGAAGTACAAATTGTACAACCCTCTTTTCTATGGTGCATGTGTAGTGTAAAATAAAAGCATAACAAAATGAATTGGAAGGAGGGTCGTAAATGGAAGGAATAGTACGGATTATCATAATTGATATTTGTTCCACATTAGGTGCAGAGGTATATGACGAGATAATTATACCAGTGGATGAAGCATCTGATTTTGTAAAAAAGTATGCTGATATGTCGAAATATAGAATTGTGACTGTGTAGGTTTTGACGGGCTGCTACTTATAATGTTGGCAGCCCTTGTATTTATAATATGTTTATATGTGATAATACTCCTCTCCTGCCATCAATAAAAGAACGGAAATAATAAAGAAACTGCTGTTCAAGCGAGCGGCAATTAAATTTTGATTTGACACTTTAACAGAAAATGATTATAATGTATATCAAACAACTTTGAAAGGAGGAATATCTATGAACAATTATAGTGATAAAGAAAGAAAAGAAGATTTTGATTTTTTCTTAAAACAATATGAAGAATTATATAAAAAATACGGAAAATGTTTTGTTTCAATTAGAAACAAGAAAATTTTAGGAATTTTCCATACCGAAGAAGAAGCAATAGATATTACTTCTTCTGAATATGAACTTGGTGAATTTATCGTGCAGGAATGTAATGGGGATGAAAGTGGCTATACTAATTATATTACATCTTGGGAATTAATCAGTATATAAAGGAGACAACATGGATAAACTACTTTCAGTTTTTACAGAAAGGTATTCAACAATACAGAATAAGATAATAAATTCAGTTGTCATTATGAACCCAAGGACAAATAATGCAATACCAGCTAAGGCACAATGGGATACAGGGGCAACGGGAACTTGTATATCTAAGGAACTTGCTGGAAGGTTAAATTTAATTCCCTTAGGCATACAGCAAATACACACACCATCCGGAATAGGCACAGTAAAACGTTATAAGGCAGATATGGTATTAAATAATGAACTTATAATTCAAAATATAGATGTCATTGATTCTGAGATTGGTTCTCAGGGAATTGACATATTAATTGGGATGAATATTATTAGGCTGGGAGATTTTGCCATATCTAATTATAATGGTCAAACACAATTTAGTTTTAGAATTCCATCATATGAACATGTAGATTACAGAAATACGGAAAGTGAAGCAGCAGTTACAAGGGAATAATGAATAGTAGAAAAAGGCACTTCGGTCATGTAGTGCCTTTCTATTATTACTGCTTTCCTATTATTCAATTTTAAAATGAAGTAATACTCTCAAAATGCGTATTTACAATTAACAATTAATTAGTTCATATTAATAAAAACTATAAGGATTCCTAAAATCGTCAATACAAAATAAAACATAATAATATTTTTTATTGTTCTTGAATTGTCATATATTTTACCAAGCAACACTTCAGTTGGAGTCGCCACTTCTGGATATTTAGCTTTTAAGTCACTTATCAATTTTCTTTTGCCTTCTGTACTATTCTTATCAAATTCTTTTTTTGACATGAATAGTATCATATCGGATTTACACCTGTCGCATATCCTATCAGTATATGTATTTGTATCCACTCTAATACGCATATTATGACAATATGGGCAAAAGTAAATTTGTTTCTCAGATTGTATGTTGTTTTGATTATTTGGTTTCATATGTATTTCTCCTCATATTCTATTTTCTTACTTAATATATTGTAACAAAAGCCAGTTAATAACACAATGCTATTTATAGGTTAATTAGTATCTGCTAGTTATAGATATAGTTAGCAAATAAGTGAAATTTTAATAACTTGTAATCTGGTTAAAATATTAAATTGCTATATTGACAAATTTCAAACTCAGATATATAATACCAATACAATATCTGCCATATGTTTAAGATATTGGAGGATGATCTATATTGAGAAGTAATAAAAACAAAAGTACAGTTATTAACAATGAAATTCAGGAATTTGAAAATGAAGAATTAGGTTTTAAAGTAAGATGTGTTAAAAATGAATATGGAAGTATTTCCATGAATGCTGAGGATACTGCTATTGGATTTGGATGGAGCCGAACAGAACACCGTAATGGCAAAGAGTACAAATCTGTTTTGTGGTCGAGAATTAATGGTTATTGTATAGAATTGGGTTTCGCACATAAGTGTGCGAAAGATGATTTTATACCGGAATCCCTATTTTACCTCTTGGGAATGAAAGCATCGAATGACACAGCCAGGAAATTCCAGATGTGGCTTGCAACAGATGTCATCCCATCCATACGGAAACACGGGGCATTTATAGCAGACAGCGAAAATGTAGATGAAGATTTTATAAAAAATGAATTAAGGTTCAGCCAAAAGCGTACCATTAAAACTTTTGCTAACGCAAAGCCAGAGGAATTCAAGGGATTATATGAAGAGTTCCGTACATATATTGATACAGAATATAAGTACCAAACAGCAAAAAGAGTTGCCAGATATAAGTCTGTTGAAAAGGGGTTAAAACAGTGGCTGGAAAACAATGCTTCTGACCCAGAATCAATTGGTGATTGTTATAACGTTAAAAAGCTTGAAAAACAGGTTATTTTAGATAGGACTACATTAGAAAAACGAATAAGCGGTGGCGAAAAAGCTGCTAAAACAAAAAGAATATGTGAACTCGAAGATACTATTGCAGAGTTATCAATAATTTAAGTAAGTTTGAATAATAAATAAATATAATGGAAGAAAATTAATTTATGGCAGATATTGAAAGAGCAGGTGATATTAACCTGCTCTTTTGTGTTAATATAATATATAAATATTTATTAAGTAAATTCTCCCATTCTATTTGAGACAATATGATATATAATCGCAAATTTACTTCCATACTTACCACACTTATAAGTTTTACCAGCTCCAAAAAAAGTAATCCTTACTGCACAACTGCCAACGGTGATTTTTTACATAAATTGAACTACAAATGGGACAATTAAGTTCTCACTTCTTTTCTTCTAAATTTGTCTATCAAAACCAAATCTAAAGAATATATGTTCTGATAGAACTTTGTCGTAATTTGTGATATGATATAAAATAGTTGGTAAATATTACCAAAATACTGATGATTATGTGGAGTGAATATGGCAGATAATTTGAAAATCCGTGAAGATATTAAAGCAATAAGTTATGGACAATGGGAAATAAGTAATGATATACTTATTGATTGTTATGTTACAGATGATGGGCAACGCTTATTATCTTTAAGAGGTACAGCAAGAGCTATGGGACTATCTGGTGGTGGTTCTGCTGCTTTATTGAGAAATTTAAATGCAAACTATTTACAGCCATATTTATCAGATGATTTAAGGATTTGGATAAATAAAGCAAACAATAATGAATTATATAAAATTAAAGGATATAGAGTTTCTTTTATTCCTTTTGATGCAATATTATTTGTAGATGTCTGTAAAGCTTATATCTCTGCAAAAAATGATGGTGTTTTCGATGCAGAAATATGGCATAAGCAATCAGAACTAGCAGATAAACTATTATCCATAATGTCTGCATTTGCAAAAACTGGGATAATAGCACTTATTGATGAAATAACAGGTTATCAAGAGCTTCGTAAAAAAGATGAATTACAAAAATTATTAGAAGAGTTTGTAAGAAAAGAATATTTACCATGGACAAAAAGATTCCCGAATGAATTTTATGAAGAAATGTATAGACTAAAAGGCTGGGATTATAATGGAAACGCAAGAACACCTTTAGTAGGAAAACTAACAAATTACTTAGTATATGATTTGATGCCAGAAGGTGTCTTAGAAGAACTACAAAAACGAAATCCTGTAGATGAAAAAATTCATAGAAGAAAGTATCGTCACCATCAGTTTTTAGAGGAAACCGGTATTGATTATTTAGACAAACATTTAATATCTTTAATAAATATGATGAGAGCATTCGATACATGGGATGAATTTGACAAAGCATTCAGAAAATCATTTGGATTAGATGTAATTGACGTGGTCACTGAATAATGCTTTTTCGTAAAGTAAAGTCATTAAATATGTTGAAAAATAAAGGTTTTGACGTGGTCCCTAGTTTATTAAGTCTATATATTTCTACATGAAAAGAGAGTATTTATTAATTATAAAATTAAATACTCTCTTTTTGTATATGTAAAATCATATGTATAAAATTATTGAAAGGACGTGATAGATATAAATTAAAACCTATTCTTACAATTAACACATACCCTGTCCACTTTGTTTGTCATAAAACCAGTAAGGGGCGACCATTTCCTATTAACCATTTGGAAATTTGTTGAACCGCATTTAGGACATCTAACTTGACTACTTGATTTTTGAGCAGCTAAACGTGCTTGCGTTTTTGCTCTTTCTAAATCCTTTTCTCTAATAACTTGTTCCTGATATTTTCTAAAATTTGTTTTGGATAGTTTATAATCACGAACACGTTGAAAAAAATAATATCCATATATACATAATGGAGTTATAACAAATATTACCATTTCAAATAACCAAGCACTTAAATTTTTTTCTCGTGGTGCAAGCAAAAAAAGAAAAGTAAAAAAAAATGTGATAATTATTATATATGTGATAAACCTACGACTAAGTTTAGGTTTGTTTGGCATTGGTACTTTACTAACCCTCTCTTCATAATCATTTTTTAATTGGATTTGTCTATTTCGTTTCTCAATTTCCAATTGCTTTTTTCTTAATTCAGCTTGTCTTTTTTGTTTCAAATTATCAAAATATACTTTAACACCATATCCACAATTAGGACATGCATTAGCAGTGTCAGACACTTCTTTTCCACACTCAGGGCATTTTACTAAAGCCATATTAGATTCCTCCTTAAATTGTAATGTATTATTGTTTACGGTTTCCACTTATATCCACAGTTCTCACAGTACATTATTTTGTTTGTATATTAATTTAAGAAGATTATTTTTCGTAATATGAACCACACGAAACTCCTACGCACAGACCAATTTTGTAATTACACATACCATCAGAATAATAAATACACCTTTTTCTATTGCGCTTTTTATACTTTTTATGAAAATCAATTACAGACTCAGGATGATATTCTAAGTGCCAACCACCAGAATTACTTAATAATGCACTTACTCTATCAATGTCTTTGTGTTTTGCCATGTTAATTCTCCCTAATTTTTTTGGATAAAAAATTACTTCTAAAACCATCATATATTATACTCAATTTTTTATATAATTAACTACTTACGTTTACCAATTATTATTTTATCAACTGCAACTTCAGGAATATCACCAATTTTATAGTTTTTTACAAATTCTAAATCCTCTTTCCATGCTAATACTGCCGCAGCATAATTAGGTTGATTTTCATGTTGTAGCATAGGTCTTGTAATACAAGATTCTATCTCATACTTTGTAATGTTAGTGTTTTCAATGATATTTGCTAATATCATTTGACGTTGTTCTTTTGTATAATTACTCCCACGTTTCACATTATAACCAAGTTGATGTATTCTGGATTCTGAAGAAGAGATATTTCCATTGTTGTTTTTGGATTTGTCATGTTTTGTAAAATCTATAATTGGACATAAGATTTTACCCATAGCTTTTGCAATTTTATAATCTCTTTTAAAGATAAAATAAGTATCACACTCTTTACAATAACCTGCTGGTATAGTATGATTTAGGATTTCACCATTCTGTGTAACAAGCCGTATAATTGCATTTAGGTCAACCACATTATGCTGTTCATTTGTACACTTTCGATTATCCGTCAATACTATTGTGGTAACTCCAACTTTATCTATATTAGATATATTTTTAACATTATTCTTTTTGCTTTGTATCGTTTTTAAATTTGTAACATAAGATGTACAATTATCTGCGTCTTTACAAAACAAATTACTAAGATCGCATGTAAGTTTGCCAATGTTAAAATGAATGCAAGTTTTACCTAATCTTTTTGGTTTTTTCTTTTCATATGTATATATATTAGTAACAACACTTTTTGAGTTTGTATGTTTTCCCTTTTTAATACCTTTGTAAATTTTTTGTGAATGCTTTGATTCATTATTTTTTGTTCTATTTTTATTCGCCATGTCAATTACCTACCACTCAAATTTGCAATTATTACACTTAAATTGATGCTTTCTTTTTTGACCAAAAATACCAAATATTGCTGTATTAACTGCTTTTGAAGTTGTAGAAATACGAGATATATTGGTACTTCCACAGGTCGGACAATGAGGGAGGTTACTCACCCTCTCCTGCTCTCTTATTGCATCGGACTGTTCCTGTTGCAATTTAAATTGGTTCAATTTTAGTTGATATTCGATTGGATCTTTCTTGTGAAGTTCCATCATTAAATCTAGGACTCTTCTATTCCAGTCAGTAGCTTCTCCTATAACCCTAAAATCGTTATGCGGAAACTTAGTATCTACTAATTTACTGTTGCAAAATGGGCAAATAAGACGGTCAAGTTTTTCGTTATAATCTGCTGGGAATTTTTCAGTTTCATAGATACCAATAAAACCTTTACGAAATTCTGCTTTTTTACCACTACTCCACCTTGGATTTAGTTTATCAAGTTCATGTGTTGGATTACAATTATTACATTTTAATACAGTTTTATTTATTTTCATTACTACCATATACTTTACCACCATTTAAGATTTTACTTATTCCATTTTATCATCTGTCAGAAGCAGATGCAAGAAAAAGTTGGTATTATTCGGCAATACAATACGATACTAAAACTGATTCTACTATAACTTGGATTGGTCAAATCAAAAATGCATTAAAGGGTATATCACCAGAAGCGGATAAAACTTTTAAAATATTATCCAAACTTGATGAAATTGATTTCAAAAAATTCCAAGATAATAATTTCAAGGATTTTATAAAGGAAAACGAATTAGCTGATAAATCACTTATAAGATTTTTAGAAGATACCAATATTGACAGTAAAACTCTCGGTCGTTATCAGCAATACCTCAAAGATACAGGCAAAGCCACTTCCACCTTTGCATCAATCACCAAAAAAGCAGGAAGCGTTATCAAAGGATTTGGTGCAGCGTTAGGATCTATGGGTGTTATGTGGGCAATCAGTGAGGCGATTGGATTTGTTGTTACAAATATTCATGACATGGCAACTGCATCAGAACAGGCGAAAGAAAACGCTGACAGCTTTGCGGCATCTGCGAATCAGTTAAATGAGAATATTGCTAGTAACTCATCAACGTTGTCCGATTTAAATTCCAAATACCAGTTATTATCCAAAGGTGTAAATGACCTTGGTGAAAATATATCACTTTCATCAAGTGAATATGATGAATATAAAAATATTATCAGCCAAGTATCTGAAATTATGCCTGAGTTGACAACTTACTTTAATGCTCAAGGTGAAAAAATTGGATTTGTCAAAGGGAAATTATCAGATTTAAACGATGAGTACGAAAAAACTATACAAAGAACTTCAAAAGATTTGTTCTATAAGGGGAATGAAGAAGGAAAAACTGTACAAGATACCATAGACAATATCGAAAATAATAAAAAATACGGTAAATTTGAATCATTCTGGAAAACAATTAAAGCAAGTTTTGGTCATTTGTTCTTCGGAAAATCAGATGAAAATGCTATCCCATCAGAAAAAGCATTAAACGGATTAAAAGATTTACAGAATAAAAGCAGACAACAAATCCATAAATACTTGACATGGGATTATAACGATTTTGAACAGGGTGCTATACAACAGACATTAATAGATATGTTAGATATATCTGATATAGATGACATATTGGAAATGAATAACGAAGATTTCCAAGAGCTACAGGACAAGATATCAGCAAAAATAGAACAATTTTCCGCAGATATAGAGTCTGATGTAACAGAAGGGCGAACATCCCTAATTCAAGCCCTGCATATGAAAGATGATTTCTGGGATGATTCAAAATTGAATGACAAGCAGAGAGATTCCATAATGACTTTGGTGTCATCATTTAATAGTGAATTATGGGATGCATTAAATTTGAAAAATCCAGATGATATTGCCATATTTGCCCAAAAGTTAATTGACAATGTTTCCAACAATCATGATTTCTCCAAGGCCTGGAAGCAGTTATTTGGCAAAGGTCTGGATAAACTGCCTGTCAATGAGTATGTTGCCAAAGTCCGTTCCCTTATTTCTACCATAGGTGATGCCATCGGGCTACCAACACAGGAACAGAAGGATAAACTCCTCACCGGGTTAGGATTCGACAACCTTGATGAGCTTGTAAATGATTACAACGGCGCAATCCAGTCAGCAGTAGACAAATGGAAACTGGATGACAGCCAGAAGGAAGACCTTGAAAAATTCTTCGAGGAAAATTCCATCAATACAGAAGAAGAAATAGATGCGTGGAAGGGTGTTGCCGCTGAAGCAGAAAATGCAGCAGAAGCAAAACGGAAGTACCTTACTATGAACGCTATAGATAAAACCGCACAGCAGTTGGAGGCACTGAAAGAAACCTATGAATCAGTATCAGATAATGTCTCCACCCTCACTACTGCCCTATCGGAATCCGTCTCCGGCACAGGGTTATCCGCTGAATCTGTCACTGGCGTCACTTCCATATTCAGTGACTTAAAAGGGTACGACGAAGACAAGCTCCTTGACAAAACAGCGAACGGCTTGCGCCTTAACACGAGGGAACTGGAGAAACTCAAGAAAGAGTATGATGACAACACGGCAAAGGAATTCTATAACAATGTAGAAGATGCCTATAATGCATGGCAGGATGCTTTGAGGAGCGGTGAGGAGCAGTCCGTTGTTGACAGCCTATACGACCAGTACCAGCAGGCGGCACAGCTTGCAGACCAGTATGTAGGGCTTACCTCTGCCTATAACAAGTGGCAGGAAGCATTGTCCACTGCAAATGAAGGAGACATGTATGATTCCATTTACAATAACATTAAGTCGGTAAAGGAACTATATAAAAAGGGATTGGTCGGCACAGATGACTTCCGCACATATGTTGACCTTATTTCGCCAAAAGACTTAGCAGGTGCAACAACTGAAGAAGTTGTCAGGGCATACCAGCAAAGCATTGGCAAGATAGAAAGGTACTTCACTGATGGGCACAAGGGTGCAGAGAATTTCTTAAAGGACGTGCAGAAAATCAATTCGGAATGGGCGCATATGAATAAAGACGGCTCATGGGAGATTGATTTCGGTGCAGGCGGTTCCAGTGACAAAGACGTTGCCAAGAAGCTGGGGATTGACGTGGAAGCTTTACAGGCTATTTTACGGAAACTGGTCGATTACGGGTTTGACATTGATTTTGGGGACAGTTTTGGTTCCCTTGAAATGATGGGGGTTGCTGCTGAGAAAGCTTACAGTAAATTAAAAGAGCTTGGTAAAATCGGCAAAAAGATGAAATTTAAGTTCGACACAGGGGATATCGCAGAAGTCAATAAGCAGATTGCCAAAGCAGAAAAAGTACTTGATAAGTTCCGTGACAAAGATGGGAATGTTGATTTGAATATAGACGGTGCTTCTGAAGCACAGTCCATACTTATCAAACTCCTGACAGAGAAACAGGAATTGGAGAAACCTGCCATTTTAAAGGTAAACACTTCTGAATTATCGGGCAAATCCGCAGGCGTCATCTCCATGCTGCAGAAAATCCAGCAGGATATCAACAGCTATGATGTAAAGGTTGCTATAGGTGCTGACACAACAGATGCAGAAAAGAAAATAAAGAAAGACATAAAGGCTGTAAAATCTAATTACGGCAAGGAACTTTCTGACATCCATATTAACCTTGATAACATCAACTCTGCAAGGGAAGAATTACAGACCCTCACAAAAGATGACATTGATGTCATGGTCAATGCCATTGTGAACCATAAAGAAGTCGATAAATACAAAAAAGAAAAAGAAGAAAAGACCCTAAAGGTAACTACGGAAGTGGATGACAAGGCTGTCAATGAATTTATGGGGAAGACTCTGGAAAAGACCATAAAAGCAAAAGTCGAGGTTGATTCCAGCGAACTTGATAAAGCGTCTTCTAAACCATCAAAAAAGGACAGTAAAAATAAAGAAAAGGAAGAGAAAAGCGATAATAAAAAATCACATGCACACGGTACTTTTAATTTATTAAAAGGAAACCTTGCAAAACAGGGATTTGCAAATGCTTCCGGTAATATCAGCATACCGAAAGACCAGACAGCATTAGTCAATGAAATGGGCGAAGAGTTGATCGTCCGTGACGGAAGATGGTTCACGGTCAAAGGCGGCGCACAATTTACAGAACTGAAAAAAGGCGACATTGTCTTCAACCATTTGCAGACAAGACAGCTTTTAAGGAACGGGAAAATCACATCTTCTGATAACCGTGGAAGGATGGCTTATCATGATGGGACTGGAACGACTGGCTCAGGAATACCGGGATGGACTTACTCTTCCACCGATAACAAATCAAAGAAAAAATCATCCAAATCTAAAAAATCATCCGATAAAGATAAGAAGAAAGATTCCAAGCAGCTTATCGACTGGATTGAACGTAAGCTGGATGTATTGCAGGGCAAGATTGATTTCACTAAGGCAAAATTCGAGAACCTGTTTTCCGTAAGGAAGAAGAAAAATAACTTAAACACCCAGATAAAGCAGACAACAAAACTGCTGAACAATGAGCAGAAAGCCATTGCAAAATACCAGAAGAAAGCAGACAGTATTAAACTTTCAGACTCTTTAAAGAAAAAGGTCAGGAATGGCGCAATCAAGGGCAGCTTATCAGAGTTAATCAGGGAGTACGGTGAGAAGACCGCAAACCAGATCAGCAAATACCAAGATTATATTGACAAGGTAAAGGATGCGAAAAAAGCCGTTGCCGAACTAAAGACAGAAATCAAAGACCTTTCCAGACAGAAATTAGACCTGAAGCTTGACGACAATGACAGGAAACGCACTTATCAGGAAGCGCGGTATGCCAATGCCACAACTGCAAAACAGAAACATAAAATTCTAAATAAGGAAATCAACACTTATAAATCCGATGACAAAGCCTATGCAGAATATTATAAGGAATCCAAGAAGCAGAGGAAAAAGGATGGGAAGAAGGCAGAAACCGCCGTCAGCAATACAAAGGGGCTGGGGAAATCAGCTAAAAATAAGATTAAAAAGCTGATTAAGCAGGGCAAGGAAATCCCATCCGCACTTATGAAAAAAGTAAAGAAACATAGTATACCTGCATATAATAAACTTCTTGATTACAACAGGAGCGTTGACTTTGTATCGGATGCCTTACGTGACAAGAAGCTTGCAAATGAGCAGAACGAAACAAATATACGTGAGAAGCGCATCGAGAGGGCACAGAGCTATGCCGATGAAGCGGAGGCAGAGTATAACCTGAACCAGCAGTATGAAGCCAATGCGGCATCTGCAAAGGACAAAAATAAGTACGAAGCCAAAAGCCTGAAATACCTTGACAAGCAGTATGCCAAACTGATAAAGGTTGCAGAGTTAGAGGGGGATGCAACGGAGCAGAAACGCTTACAGGCAGAGCTTGAAGCAAAAAGAAAAGAATCTTACCAAACACAATATGACAACATAAAAACGGAATACGATAACAAAACAGGCTTAAATGATTCCCTCATCTCCAAAGCGCAGGCACAGATCGCCACACTTGAGGCGGCAGGCGTTACCGTATCCAAGGAAATGTACCGGACGATGATGCAGATATCCGACGGGACAAAAAAGAGGCTGCTGGAGGAACGTGAGGAACTGCTTGAAGCAGGGAAAGATTTTAAGTACGGCTCCGCAGAATGGTGTGCATGGCAGGATGACCTGCTGACAATCGACCAGCAACTGGAATCCTGTACGCAGAACACCATCGAATGGCAGAAGAAGATGAACGAATTAGACTTTAAGAAATTCTCCCTCTTTGCGCAGCAGCTTGACGCAACGGGGAACCACCTTGGCTTCCTTGTAGACATGCTCTCCCATCAAGATCTGACAAGCAAGGAATCCGGGGGGCTGACGGATGCAGGGTTTGCCACAATATCGCTCCGCTTCTCCAGCATAGAAAACTATAGGCAGTCCATTAAGAATGCGCAGGAAGAGCTGGCAAAGCTTTATGAAAAGCATGCGGACGGCTCCGACTTCCTTTCAGAAGAGGAATTCCTTGCAAAGCGTGAGGAGCAGCTTGACATCATCAGGCAGGGCACGGAAGCCATCGAGGATGAAAAAGAAGCCATCCTAGACCTCGTAAATGACGCAATGGAGTTGCAGATTGATTCCATCAATGAACTGATCGAGAAGAAAAAGAAGGCACTCGCGACAGAAAAAGATTTATATAGTTATCAGCAGAGAGTTGCCAAGCAGACAAAGAACATTGCCCTCATTGAGAAACAGATCGCGGCACTGTCTGGCGACAGGAGCGAGGAGGCAAGGGCAAGGACACAGAAATTGCAGGCAAGCCTTGAGGAGGCACAGCAGGATTTAAAGGACACCGAATACGACAAATGGCATGAAGACCAGAATGAGATGCTAGACAGCCTTGCAGACGAGGTGGAGGAATTCTGGGAAAAGCTCATGAACGACCTCAAGAAGAACATAGACGGCTCCCTTGACAATATCCTGAAGATGGTGACGGATAACCCGGATGCCGTCGCAAGGGCACTGGATGAACTGGGGCTTGGGGATGCGCTCTCCATCATTACGACATATAACCCGGACGGCACCCATGGGGACAAAGCCATCGACTACGGCGGGAATTCCTATGAATCCACCTACAATAAGGACGGGGACAATATAAACAGCCCAATGAAAGGGGAAGCGGATGCCGCCGCTGAAAACCTGTCCAATGCGGCAAAGAACCTAGAAGAGACAGAACGCCTTGCTAATGCGGCAGAGCATTTAAAGGATAAGCTCACCGGGCATCTTGGACAGGATGGCAAAAAGCCTGATAAGGAACCAGAAAAACAGCCTTCCAGCGAAACCTCCAATGAAACCTCCAGTGTAAAAAATAATGCCACCGCAGGGAAGGATGCCATTGCCGCCTTCCTAAAAAGCAGCGCGCTCCACAAGCCGACAACGGAGGCAGGGAAAAAGCGCATGAAGACCGACCCCCTGTTAAAATACATTGCAAAGAATTACAACGGCAAGACGCTCTCCAACGTAAACGAGGCGAAGCTTGGCAGTTACCTCGGCATCACAGTGAAGGATAAAAACAATGTCTCCAACAGTGAAGCGCAGAAGATACTGAAGGCGTTCAAAGGCGCAGGGTTCGCAGAAGGGGGGATTGCGGCAACGCTTAACAGGGCGGCAAAGGAAAACGGCGATGATGGCATTATCACCATCCAGAAGGGCGAGGCTGTACTGAACAAGGAGCAGACGGAAAACATACGGGAAATCGCAGAACGGAAGCTGACACCTGTAAAACTCTTGACGGATGAGCAGGAAGCGATACTGATGGCACATTTAGGCGTCCCGTTTGACTATTCACACATGATGCCGAAATACGAGAATGCACCGATAAATACCACAAATACATCTGTCAATACAGGTGACATAAACATACACATGGATGGAACTGGCGTTATAGACCCAAAATCGTTCTGTGATACATTCCGGAGGTCAAATGAAATGCAAAAGGCTATACAGGCTGCAACGATTGACCAGATTATAAAGCCTTACAGCAACAGTCTGTTTTAGGATGATGTGATTTTGTTATTGGAGGGTAGTTTGATGCCACCCCTCTTTAATGCAAAGACAATGAGGAAATACATGTCGAATTGTGTCGAATGAATTTTTGATTTTTATTGTAGAGATATAGAATCATGTCACATATTGACTTATAATAAGAAAAAATCAATAATTTGAGGTGAAGGCATGAACTTTAATTTACAACATCAACCAGATAAAGATAAAAATAATAAAAATCAAGATGGTAAAACAGAGAGAAAACGCTCATATTATGATATAGGGGAAAAGCGATCAGAAAGACGGCCTGTCCATATTCCCCCTAAAAAGAAAAAGCGTTGATTTATACGACAAAAAGAGGTGATTTAATATAGAAGATTTAATAAAGTATCTTCCTAGCATAATTATATGGATTGCTACTGGCTTTACATTTTTGAAAACATACCATTTTGTGGCTTTAAAACAAAATTATACTGATATAGACCATATATTAACGGCTTCTATAGTTGTTGGATATATCTATTGCAATATTGCATATATGATTCCAGTAACATTTTCATATCTAATTGATAACCTTTTAATAATACTATCTTCTATTATAACTGCTTATGTACTTGCTAAAATTGTTATGAGTAAAAATATAACCCCAATTTTAGATAAACTTGGCATCTTGGATACTGGAAATGTATATATGTGGGATGATTTAATGGATAAGAATTATCCAATGAAAATGCGTATAGTTTATAATAATATGACATATGAGGGAATAACACATAATATAGAAAGTTATACAAATAGCCCACATATTGCTATGTGTTCCTATAAAATTTATAACAAAAAAGGCAAAAAAGTATATGATTATTCAACAGATAATACACGTGTTATAATTATACATACTGAGATGGCAGAAAAAATAGAAATTATTTATGATAAAAACAGTTTAGAATGTAAAGATATACAATCTTTATGTGATTATAATAAAAATATAGAGAAGTAAATACAGGGCAGATAGGATAACCCACACGGTTACTCCCCTGCCCTTTTTTCTATGCAAAAAAAATAACCCATAGGAGTGGATATATGACAAAAAACAGGAAAATTGAACTTTTAATAAATGACAATATAAAATTAATGGAAGAAAACAAAAGGTTACATGAGTTAAGTAATGAAGAATTAGGCAGCAAAATGGTTTCTGGGATGGGGGAATATACTGATGTAATTGAAAAACTAAACGAACAGTATATTGAACTGGAGAGACTTAGGGCTACGGGAATCAAGAATAGATGGAAATATAAAATGATGCTTCTGGGGCTGAAGGTAAGGAAAGTGTTTGCATTTGGTATATAAATATTAAAAACAGATTGGGGGCAGAATAACTTGTATGCGGATATTTTCGAATTTAATGGTATAAAATCATCTGACCTTGGATATTATATTGCAGGTTTTGATGGATTCTCTAATGATGGTGTTGGTGCAACTGGGAATGACGTTACGTTTTCTACCTCTAAGCCTGCCAATTCCTATTCATGGAATTTCCATGGAAGTAAGTATGAAAATCCCTTGACTGCAAGCTTCCAAATTGGGAAATTTAATTGCGGGGCTGATAAAGACAGAAATTATGAACTTTCCCAACAGGACTGTGCATTTTTGCTGCGGTGGCTGGTACGCACTGACGGATATAAAATTTTACGGTTTTTCCAAGGTGGATATGAAGGATATGAAAACACATTTTTCAAAGCGCAAAACAAATTACAATGGGTACGGTATGGTGGGAAGATTGTCGGGGCACAGGTTGACATTACCTGCGATGCACCTTTCGGGTATAGTGACGTACAGACATTTGAAGTGCCATGCAGTGATGGGAATTCCTTTACTATTTATAACGACAGTGATAAAACAGGTGCATTGTATTTCGATGAAATTGATATTTTAATGGCATCAGATGCCAGCAATTTGGTGATAACCAACAGTTTGGACGCCCTCTACTCTCCTACTATCCAATATAAAACCCAGATAAATAACTGTAAAAATGGGGAACATATTACTATTGCAAACCATATGATAGGGACAAATAAAAATACTGTACATACTAGGGAAAATATTAATAATGATTTTAATTTTAAATATCCAAGGCTGGTTAATTTATCTGGATTGGAAGAAACACGGAAAAATATATTTACAGTGACAGGTGGCAATTGCCGCCTTGTTTTTAATTATCGGACAATAAGGAGCGTGATACCATAATGAGTCAATTTATTGTAAATGTAGATGGCACTGTTGAGCAGGATAAGGTATTTGTCTGCGACAGGCTTCTGAACAAACATGGTGAATTATATCCTATTGATGAATTACGCACTGTTATGCGTCTGAACCAAAGCGATGAAGTGAATTTTAAGGTATATAAATATAATAATGGTGAAATAAACCCTTTTTGGGAACAGATTGATGATATACATATTATCCTTGTGGAAGGCAAAGGGTACTTTGAAATTGCAACACCGCTAACTGTTGAGGAGTGTGCCTATAAGCAGATTACAGGAATATCCCTTGGTGAAGCGGAGACATCACAGACATATATTACGCTAGGCATTAATAGCGATGATGATTTTGCAATGCAAATAAGAGAAAATAAAAATAAGGACGTTATTCCCACCATCTTATATAACCCGAATGCGACAATGGATAAGCCAGAAGGCTCACTGCTCCATAGGGTTTTTCGATCCATGCCACATTATACAATCGGACACGTGGACGCTTCCGTTGCCTGCATACAGCGCACTTTCCCATGCGATAATCAGACAGTATATGACTTTTTACAGACTGTTGCAAAGGAACTTGAATGTATTTTCATATTTGACAATTTTAAACGGGAAGTCAACTGCTATGACCTCAAAGACCATTGTAACAGGCAGTCCTGTATTACTGCTACTGATTATAGGAATGTGAAAGATGGGGTATGCCAGCACTGCCAGTCATCTGACTATATAACTTATGGCTACGGGAAAGATTCCGGCGTTTTTATTGACAACCAGAACCTTGCAGAATCCGTTACGTTAACCGGGGACAAAGATTCCGTAAAAAACTGTTTTAAAATTGAAGGGTCTGATGATACTATTACCAATCTGCTCTGGGATCGCTTAATGAACGGAAATTATATATGGAAATTTTCACCAGAACAGACATCACAAATGTCAGCACCGCTTCAACGGGCGTTGGTTGAACATGACAGTTTGGTTAAGTCTTACCAGAACGAATATAATACCTTGTGGGACAGATATAATAACTGCGTAGATAAAATATTATTTTACCAGTCAGAAATGATGCCAAGCCTGGCTTCGTCAGATACAACAGCGAGATCAGTACATGAAAGCTTATTTGGTGCAGGTGGGAAAATTTCATATGCATGTAAATCCTCTGAGTACCAAACCACTGAAAGTGTGCTTAAGTCTGTCATGACATTTGCAAAACAGATTATGCCAAATGAATATGAAATTGAATTATCTTTGGCAGGTTCCTCTAATTCAAGCCTTTCCTTCTCTTCCCATATATGGATTAAAGATGCATATAAAGATGATAAAACACAGGATGACGAATATACTGCATCAGTTTCCCTCCAAATTAAAGATGGGTGGCATGTTTACTGTAATACATCTGCTGATAACCCTGTTTTTACTACGGACTATTTTCTGTATTTGAAACAACAGCTTGAAATATCACTCGCTAAAAGTGATGTATCGGAAGAAGTTGTCTCCTTTGACCCACAAGTTTCTCCTAACTATGACAGTGAAAGTGACCCACAGCATTTACCCACTATCCATTATACGAAATATTGTTATAACCGCTTAAAATCTTTCCGTGATGCATATGAGTCATGCAGCCAGATTATTGCAAAGCATAGTGAACAGATATCATCTGATAATAATGGTATTTTGAAATATATTAATGCTAATGGAAGCCAGGTAAGCATCTATGATGATTTATTAAAAAAATATTATGACCGTATTGCCATACTTGATGCAAGAATGGCTTATCTGGAAGATAAGATAAACACTGTTGCCACTGAAAGGGATACCCATAAGGAAAAAATCGAAAAAATCAAATCTATATGCAATATGGAAGACTTTTTAAAGAAATATAATGGTGGTTCATATGGTGACAGCCTCTGGGTTGAATTATGTTCTTTTAAAAGGGAAGATACTTACCGAAATGATAATTATTTAGGCGAAGGGGTCAAGCACGATGAGATCGTTAAAAATGTAGAAGGGTTGATCAAACGCGCGACAGAAGAACTAGAGAAGGCATGTGAAATCAGCTATTCCATTAACACAACGATTGGCAATCTCCTTACTATGAAGGAATTTGAGCCGCTGTGGGATGATTTTACATTAGGGAACTGGATACGTATACAGATAGACGATGATATTTATAAATTACGGCTAATCTCTATTGCATTTGACTATTCTGACCTTTCCCAAATTAATGTGGAATTTTCTGATGTTACAAAATCAAACAATTCCCTAGTTGACTTGAAAAGCCTATTCCAACAGGCTTCATCCATTGCAACAAATTTTAACTCAGTTACTAAGCAGGCAGAAAAAGGATATATTACAAATCAAGAGTTTAATATCATGAAGGAAGCCGGGTTAAATGTTGCAAACACAATGATTACAAATGCGGACAATCAGGATTTTATAATCGACCGGTATGGGCTGACTGGACGGATATGGGATGATACAAAAAATACATATGGAGATGAACAGCTCCGTATTATCAATAATCTCCTATGCTTTACAAGTGATGGATGGAAACATACACGTCTGGCATTAGGAAAAGTATATTACTATGAGGATATTGATGAGACAGGCCAGGGGCAGTGGAAATGGGATTACGGATTGAATGCGGAAGTATTGATTTCCAGATTAATCCTGTCCGAAATGCTGAAAATATATAATAAATCAGGGACATACAGCATTACAGACAAAGGATTTTTCATAGACTATAAAAACAACACAATTGAGATTAATGCCATGGAGCCTTCACTCACAATCTCAAAAAAAGAAAACGGCATCAAACATATATATATGCGCTACTCCCCTGCTGACGGTTTAATCATTGACGGCACCGGAAAATTCTCAGGTATGGTACTTGTAGGGCAAGAGACTGGTACGCATATTAAACTTGACCCAGAAAAGCCGTCCATGGTTATTTATGACAGTGCGGAAAAAAAGAATATATTTGACTTTAATTCAGATGGCAAAGGGAATTTAAAGATTGTCGGTGGGATTATTACAAGCATATTGCAGTCAGAAGATTACGAGCCACGCAAGAATGGCATGTGCATTAACCTAGAGAAAAAGTTTATTGAAATATATAATAAAGACAAGCAAGAAATACTCAGCTATAACCTTGACGAAAATAACCTGCTCCGTATAAAAAAAGCAGAAATTGGCGGCTGGAAAATTGAAAATGACCTAATCTACTCAAAAAATAAAGATGATTCTTCCTGTATTTATCTAAGTTCAGACCCTGACAACATGCAAATCACATCATATAAAAATACAGCAAATACCCATGAAAGCTTCTGCTCTTCCATGCATGATGGAAAATGGTCGTTCGGGCTATACGATGGAAATAATTTTGTTGGGAATTATGGATATACTGATATTTCCCAATGTGGTATTTACGCCAGAAGCGAAGCTGGCATGAACTCTGCACGTGGTGACCAGGAATACCTGTTAGGTGTTGATACCATAAATGACAGTGTGGTTATTACGGGGCACAGCGACAGTTCCCCAGCACTCAGGGTTACAAATTATGGGAAAGGGGATGCCTTATACTGCGAGAGTAGTTCAACTGGCTCTGACAACAAGGCATTCCATTGTAAGGTATACAACGGTGATAACGACATCTACTATTTTTCTGTTTTTGGTGAATTTGGTTCCACGAGCAGTGGCGGTGTCCCTAATAAACGTCTGGTTTTCCGTGCAGACACCCATGACACTAATGGGGCTGAACAGGCATGTGAAAAAAGTGCATTAGGCACAGTGACATTCCCGTGGAATGAAATACATGCAACTAACATAAATTCTACTTCAGACCTCAAGCAGAAGGATGTCATCAGTATAATGGATAAACAAGAGTCATTAGATTTTATCAATGGGCTGAAACCAATCAAATACACTTTTAAAAACAGTACATCAAAGCGCATACATATGGGGTTTGGCGCACAGCATGTGGCACAGGCTGCGAAAGAACTTGATATGGGGGATCTGGCACTATATGGGGCATCCGTTATTGCGGATAATGGAACGGAAGAATATTACTATGACGGTATTGACGATTCTAAGCTGTCATGGGGTTTGAAATACAATGAATTTGAAGCACCTATGGTGGCATCCATACAGGCACTGCATGAAATGATTACAGCACAGGGACAGATACTCCATGAAAAAGATAAGGAAATTGAACAACTAAAGGAACAGGTAAACAATCTTTCCGATAAATTTGAAAAATTAGAGGAAATATTACAGAAAAATGGGCTGTCATAATTGGCAGTCCTTTCCAGTGAGGTGATAGAATGGCATTAAAAGTAGTAAAAAAAGAAATATCATTAAATGTCGGGCAGCCCAATAATTTTGAGCTAATCTGCGCCATGCAGGGTGACAACAAATCATTCGAGATCACTGCCACATTGTATGATGTCAACAAACTGTACACGATCAACACAGACAATATCAAATTAAAAGGGGTGAACCCCCTCGGCTCCAATCTATGCAAAGATGTCAATGGGCATACCGCAAACACTGTAACATTTGCCCTGACGGAAGACATGCTTGCTTATGACGGATTGCTGAAACTTGTGCTGGTATTAGCAGAAAGCAGCACACAGCTTACCACATTCCCATTTGTAATCAAAGTTGTGAATTCACCAGGAAACACAAATGCCGATGACATGCAGACTGTATCGGCACTGGTGGAGGAAGCTAAAAAATGGGCGATGCTCTCCAAATCATACGCTGTCGGCACAGATAATGAGGTGAGAAAAGGCGATGCAAAGGATAACTCGAAATATTACTATGAACAGATAAAAGAGCTGTATGACAGCGGCAAAATCGGGAATGGGAAGATTCTTTATTTCGAGACGTATGAAGAGTTTAAAAAAGAACTTGATGCGGGGAAGGTTGAGAACGAGACATTGATTTGCATTAAAGAAGGGAACAGCGGTGAAGATTCTGGGGATGATGTATTTAAAATTGATTTTGACGGAAAAAAAATTATATATTTCCATAGAAGCGGAAAGCATTTATACTCTACTAATTTAAAGAAATGGATACAGATAGACTCTTCTGACTGTTTATTAGCACCTTTTACTATGGATTGTGACGATATACAAATCGCTTATGGAAACAATATGCTGTTTTTACTTACAAGACAAAATTCCTTACAAAGATTTTTTTATACAATCCATGATTTCAATGAAAATACAACAAAACCTATCTGGAGGGAATACTCTTCTTTCCAAAACGATTTAGGGCTGGAAAATTTTGCTATTATGGATTTTGGTGGTGAGCACTTAATTATTGCGAGCAGAAATAAAGTTTATTCTATTAGTTCAGACAAAATAAATGAACAAAGGAATCATGTAAATGGTTGTCTTGAATTTACAGAAATGAACGGGATTAACCAAGAAAAAAGTTCTTTGGGTATTGATGATATTTCATATGGAAATAACATGTTTATTTTAATAACCAGTTACCGCTCTGGAAATGCATCATACTCATCAACATCATGGTATACTATTGACTATATTAATTGGATTGAAATTGGTTCAATCCCTTATGCTAGTAGCTCATTTGAATATAAATTAATATATGGGAATGGTCTATTTGTGTGGTTATCCAATTATTTCTCATTTCCACAAAAAATATCAATTCTGGATACAAATGCACCTGAAAACGGATGGTATCATCCAAAAAGCAGTGAAGACTCTTTTTATTATTCACTATTCAATGATATTTTATTTGATGAAAAAAATGATACGTTTATTATTAAATATAGCAAAAATGGGACTTATGGATTTTATAGTTATCAAAAAGATAATGACATGAAAGTTATAAATCCTTCTATTAATATAAATATTTTTGCACCATACATATATAAAGGCGTTCTATTTGGTTTTATACTTATAGAAAATAAAACCCATTGGATTGCCATCAAAGATATATCGAATGGGGAATATATTGATTTTGGGGAAGTTGTTATCAATTATACACCAAATATTAATAAACGGAATTATGCAATTATAGATTCACCACTCTGGGATATAGATTACGGTGAAGAAGAGAGTATACACAGTCAGGAGAAATAAAAAATATGATCTTATATAAAACTAAGGAAAGTGAAATTGTACGTGTAGATGGCAGTTCTAGTGGACAATCCCTAAAAAAATATTCCACAATTATCACGGGGGATGGAGCAAAAACTGTATTTACGATTGAACATAATCTGGATACGGAAGATATTATTTTTGAGATGAATGATAAGGAAGGATTAATATTTACAGATTACAATGTTGCAGATAATAACACCGTAAATATTATATTCTCCATTGCCCCCTTAACAGAAGAAAAATATAGTGTAACAATATATGGTGTAAATGGTTCAAGTAATGGATCTGGAGGTAACAACAGCTCTTCCACTTCTCCTGTTATCAGTGGTGTAAGTGGAATAAAAGGTTCTGCTGAAAGTGAATTTAGAACAGGTGATGTCACGATTTCACCACAAGATCTTGGATTAGATGCTGATACATATGCTAAAAAGAGTATTTATGGAGATACGAGCGTAAGTTTAGGAAGGAAAACTGGTACTGCTATCGAGGAAAACAGTTTTGCTTTTGGTAAAAACGTTGAAGCTAGTGGTTTTTGTTCCCATGCAGAAGGCTATAATACAACTGCTAGTGAACTCTGTTCCCATGCTGAAGGGTATGGTACAACTGCTAGTGGTTATTATTCCCATGCAGAAGGCTGTAATACAACTGCTAGTGGTTATTATTCCCATGCTGGAGGGTGTAAAACATTTGCAGCAGGAAATTATAACTTTTCTTGTGGTTGTTATAATGTAGACAACGGTGTATTATTTTCCATAGGTAATGGTATATCAACAGCAAGAGCAAATGCATTTTCTGTATCAGATGAAGGAATAGTAAAAGCAGCATCTACAATTACAGCATCAACTACAGCAGATTATGCAGAATTTTTTGAATGGGAAGATGCAAATCCAAATAATGAAGACAGAGTAGGAAAATTTGTTACTACTAATGGGGAAAAGATATCTATTGCAACATCTAATGAAGATTATATACTTGGGATTGTGTCTGGGCAACCTTTTGTACTTGGTAATGGTGATTGTGATACATGGAATAAAATGTACCTGAGAGATGATTTTGGGCGTATAATAACTGAACCAGCACCTAAAATAGAGTTACAAATAAATGATAAAACAGGTGAAATTACAGAAAAGCAAATTATTGATCAAAATGGAAATTTAGTGTATGAGGGAACACGTCCAAAGCTTAATCCTGATTATGATTCATCTAAACCATATATATCCCGTTTTGAACGTCAAGAATGGTCTCCTATTGGAATGCTTGGTGTACTTTCTGTCTGGCAGGATGGAAGCCTTGAAGTTAATGGATACTGTTGCTGTAATTCAGAAGGTATTGCTACATCATGTGGTGAAGATACAAAAAATTCATATAGGGTTGTTAAAATCATTTCCGACAGTGTGGCAAGAGTGATACTGAAATAATAATTTCTTTTCAACTGGAGGTGATACATTGAAAATATTATCAAAATTAAAACTACTCTTTACCCCAACGGATGAATATGATGCAGTCAATAAAAAATATGTTGACGGCATTATTTCATCTGCAGATAACACATCCATCTATTACGGCTCTATATCATTAACGGATGATAATTTTGCTGCTTTTACAATCAATGGCTTTAACGATGAAAAAATCACCACACATGCCGTATTAATCCTAAAATCTAATACATCAAGTTCTTTAACAGACAATTACACCAAGCACGTTATTATTAATTCTTCTTCCACTACTTTTTCCATTGTCGATAAATACGGAAATCTCCTAACCTATCATGACATCATAAATGGAGGAACCATTGTGCTTGGATTTAATGGGCAGAATTTTGTACTGCTTAATAAGCCGTATCTGTTGGATTCTTATACATCAAATTCGACAGATTGTGGGGCAACTGCTAATTCAGTAAAAACAGTTTATGATTATTTTACAGATATCATTGGTGATATTCCGGAAATATTGGATGCCATAAACAGGAAGGTGGTCTGAAATGGGTAGCATAGCAGAAAAACTGCAGTATACGTACAACGCTGTCGATGATATCCAGCTTGCCATCACTGAGAACCACATAGAATGTGATGATACTGTTGAACTTGGGTTGTACGGTGAGAAAATCAGACAGATAAAAAACAGCAATGGCAACAGTATTAAAGATTTTTATCCGATGGAGAAATTTACTGCATACACCAGAAATGATTTAATCATAAAAACTGTTGAAGATGTTACGGAGCAGACTATTAATGGGCAGGTTGGGGATGTTATTTTTGTCGAATACTACAAGGTCACACCATGTACAGCTTTTTCGGCAGACAGTCTTGTTGCTAAGACTGTTGAGGATGTAAGTGATAAATACCAATTTTAAGGAGGACTTTAAATGGTTGTAAGAAATGATTACATAGGCAGTTATAATAGTTTAACTTCTGAAAATATAACAATAAGTGGACTGACTTCTGAAACTTCCACTACCAATGTGTCGATAATCAAAGAATTAAGTACGAAATTCTTTGATTCCGTTTATGAAACAATTATTGATGCTGGGTATTCGGATGCTGTTAAGAATGAAACAGAATACTCTATAACAGTATTGGGATTTAAGTTTTATGTTGTTGTGGATACTTCATATTATCCTTGTATCTATGCAACACCAATAGGCAGTAATATATCTTCTTATACCAGAAATTCAATTGCCAAAAGGATAAATAATACACAATATGACTATATGTATAATATAATCGTTCGTGGAGATTCAAATATAATAACGATATCATATGAGCCTTATGATTATTATGGGAAAGAAGAAACACATTTATTCTTTATTGCCAAAGCTAAAAATTTAATAACAGGCGAGAATGCATATTATTTTGGCAGTGAAATGAAGGTTTCTAATAGCACTTATTATAGTTATATCATTAACAAAGAGCATAATTATACTTACTATTATAATAGCCAGACGTTATTAGAGGATGACTATAATTATAGTGGATTAAACACAAAAAATAAATATGTTTGTGCACCCATGCTTGCATTTTATGGTACTTTTTTAATTTATTCTATGATACGTGGAAACAAAGCAATATTTACTAAAGGTAAATATTACAAAATAGGAAATGATATATATTACTGCAATAATAGTAATTATATTTGTCCTTTGTATAAAGTAGAATGATTTTAGGGCAGTTGAGATGGATACTTAATGTATCTTCTCTTCTGCCCTATTTTTTACGTTATAAATATTTTAAAAATGATTTTACAAAAAATACATATGATTGATACTTCATTCCTTCCAAAACAAGTAAATAAGCAAGCAAACTTTTCGTGAATGGCTTTGGTAAAATCTCTTACCAAAATCCGTACCAAATCTTTACCAAAATCGCTGTGATATTTAGCGATAATTTACGATAGTTTATGATACTCTCTTTATATCCACAAAACACGCTGTAATGCTTGATTTTCCCATGTTTACAAGGAATTTTGATTGGAAACTTTTCTTATTAGTTTCCTCCCATCTGCTTTGCGAACTTTTTCTAACTTTCCTTATTTTTCAAGGGTTTAAATTATCTATAAACCATTTATACCAAACTTTTCATTTTGGTACAACATTGTTTTCTTTCTTATTCTTTCAACGTTTGGTATATCTCCAATTTTGGTACAAGATATGTAGCTTTGGTAAAATCATTCTTCTGGTGTTTCAACAATGGCAGATTCCAGTTTACATATTTCACTGTCAATATCATCCTGCATAACGTGTGTATATATGTCTATGGTAGTTGAATAGTGTTGATGCCCCATCAGTTTCTGAACAACTTTTGGATTCATATTCAACTGAAAACATCTACTACAAAACGTATGTCGGATCGCATGGGGATACAAATCCTCAAAATAGTGCGGTTCTCTTTGTTCACTTACAGAGTCAAAAGCCTCTTGCTCATTGATTGCTTTTACAACCTTCTTTACTTCTTTTTCTGCATGATGCCTAAATACTGGCGAACCCATTGACGTGACAAACACCAAATCTAAAAAGTCTCCATCACTCCTATATCGTTTGCCCAATTCCTTTTTGATTTTCTCTTGCTTTTTCTTTTGGGACAAAAACATTTCTTCTGCTTCTCCCATAAATGGTATTTTGCGATACGAATTGTGTGTTTTAGGTGTAGTAAGTCTTACAGTTTTTACTCCTGATTCATATTGGCATGATAAAGAACGATTGATATTGATACATTTGTTTTTAAAATCTACATCTTCCCATTTCAATCCGCCAACTTCGCCTATACGCATACCTGTAAGGAACATAATATAAAACATTTCCTTATACCAGTTATTTTCTACTTGTTGCAAAAATCGGTTCTGCTCTTCCTGTGACAAGAAACGTCTTTTTTTGGTTACATTTTCCCACGGTACAGTAATATCAAAACATGGATTTTCCGATATAATCCGATTATTCTTAGCAGATTCAAGGCACTCCCGAACACGTCCTAATGCATCACGCATACTGGAAGTTGCTTTTCCCTCTCGCTGCATAGTATTGATAACATCCTGAATGTCCATATTACGAATTTCTGTAACTTTCATATTCCCAATCAGTCTGCCAAAATTTGCACGATATTTGGTTTTCATTGGAGTAATGCTTGTTTCCTTAATTTTAGGAATTTTGTATCTGGTAAACCATTCTTCAAACCATTCATCCAACGTAATATTTGACAGCTTTTTATCCACACCTTGCTTTGCCTCTTCTTTTCGTTTCTCAAACTCAGCTTTCAACTCCTTCAAATTAAAATTATATAACTGAATCTTAATACCACTTATTAATGCTCTAGCTTCATACCTCCCATCTTTTCTCTGATAAATCCCTTTTGGAAGTTCTCTACCTTTTAAATCCTTTGGCATAATACTCATTCCTTTCTACTATGAAACAGGAAGAAATGAAGTATCTTTCGTATTTATTATACAAAAGCTTTGACTCATTTTCAACCCTTTAAATTTCTTTTTTGACTTTATTTCCGCTGATAGAATCAATCCACTTGTCCAATAATATTTTATTTGCATATAAACGTCCACCCAACCTAACCGTATATGGATTATCTGTTCTTGTCAATAATTCCCTTGCTTTCGTCTGACCTATTCCAAGATAAGCACAAAATTCTTTTACATTAAGCAATTTTTTGTCAACTAATATTTTTTCTGCATTGAATAATTCTGTTTTCACTATAGCATCACACTCCAATTCATAGATTATTTTTTATAGAAAATATTAAAATTTTATAACACCATAATATTCACTTTCCAAAATTCATTACACAATATAGCAAGGACACAATTAAATATAATCATGTCCCTATGATAACATATTAAATCTTATCTCCTCCCTGTACTTCCAAATCCACCACGGTTTTCTCCTTTTAATTCTTGCACTTCACAGAAATTAATCTCTGGCTGGTTTCTTACTATCCTAAACTGGCATATGCGGTCATTTTTATGTATAACAATATCTCTTGATGCAATGACAGGATACATCCACTGATCATCATTCCCATTATAAGAATTGTCAACTACTGCAACGGAATTTGCCTGTGTAATCCCAAAATTCTTATATGTACTACTTCTCGGATAAATATGGGCTTCGAACCCTGCCGGAAGTTCCATCGCTACTCCAAGAGGGATTAATTTAAAATCCCCCTTTTTTAATTTCACATCCTCTGCAACACGAAGGTCTATCATATCACTTTTCCCATCAATATATTCTAATCTTTTCATATCATCTGAGAAATATTTTATCTTTACATCTACCATACAATCATCTCCTATTCTTTTGCGACTTTTACATCTTTGTTCTCAATTTTCTTATCATTTAGATATTCTTTTGCACGGTTCCTATTTAAGAATAATACTTTTTCTGCTAATTTTCTGCTAAAAAGATAGGTCTGTTTGGTCTTCACATCTGCGCCAGTACAATAATCCCCATACACGGATACGATATGTAAATCTAATAATTCGTAATACCCTATCTTCGGCAATACTCTGGCAAAAATCACAGTATCGCCTTTTTGCAATTCATCATATCTTATATCTGACATTTTGATTCCTCCGATTTAATAATGCCAATCTTGTTAAACATATTATAAAAAGCACTATTTATTTTTTCAATGATTGGTTTATATACTTCGCTACACTCATTTTTATAAAATGGAGGGTAATAGTTTTTTGTGCCGTAATTGTATGCATTTAACCTTATCTCACCTGTACGCATGTCTGCTATAATTTCACCATCTACAGTAGTATACTTATTATACTGTAACACAGGAAATTTTAAAGAATAAAAATCACAATCATAATCACTCATGCCTCTATTATAACGAAATCCATTTTTCTTTAACTTTTTTCTATCCAAGCTCATTAAAATATATTTTTCATGTGCTATCATTTCCATAATACTATTTCTCCTTTTTGTAAAGATTGTTGAATATTTATTAATCTTTGGTTTGATGACCCGCGATAAGGTAGTGTGATGTCTCGTTGTGAATCTATATACTGTCCATCTACAAGGACATCACAATTCATTACAATTTCTGCTCTCTTTGTTAATTGACCATATCCATTTCCTAAATCCTCAAATTGGTTCTCATGTCTTATACCAATTATTTTCTCCCATATATATCCCGTATATAACCATATGGATTTCTTCGGATATGAAAGACGGATTTTATCGGGGAAACTCATCAAGATATTGTTGTTTTTATCTTTCACATATGTTCTATCTTGCGGTGTATTATATCGTTTATTTACTTCAGTTACTAACTCCAATACACCATCAAGATTACCTTCAAAGAGCGGATCACCACCTGTCAGTGTCAGACCTGAAATATAATCCTTATCAAGTTCTCTAAATAATTCTTCTTTTGCTGATTCATCAAATGGGATACCACTATTAGCATCCCATGTTTGAGGATTTTGACATCCTTTACATTTATGAGAGCAGCCTGAGAGCCAAAGAACGACTCTCAAACCTTCCCCGTTGCATACATCTTCTTTGTCTATTCTTAAATAATTCATGTACTCTCCTACAACTTTTGATGTTTAACTCGCATTTCTACTTCCTGTTGCTTGCCGGAATTAAATGCACTTTTGTAATCGCCTGTTAAATATCCTGTAACTCTACGAAGTCTACGAATCTCATTACATCCACACATGGGGCATTCATTATTAATATCATCGCAATATCCACAATTCGTACACATATCATTTGGAACATTTATTGCAAAATAAGGAATGTCTTTATCCATCGCATAATTAATGATAGCTTCAAGCGCATCTAAATTATTTTTAACACTTCCTTCAAGTTCAACATACGTTATACATCCAGCACTACTATAACCAGTAAGTTGTGATTCAATGTCAATCTTTTTTGTTGGAGTCATTTTAATCCATACAGGAACATGAATCGAATTTGTGAAAAATTTCTTATCAGATACATTAGTAATTACACCATACTTTTCTTGAAATTTTTTCATAGATGTAAAGCATAAATTTTCTGCTGGTGTATAATACACTCCAAAATTTAGCTTATACTCTTTTTTGAACTCAGCACATCTATCTTTAAATAGCTGTTCAATTCGCTTTGCAAGTTCCATACCTTCATTTGTTGTATGGTCGCATCCAATAAGAATTTGAAGTGTTTCTGCTAATCCTAACTGACCAATTGCAAGAGTTCCATGTTTTAAAGCAGAACGAATATCTTGTCCATCATATCCTTCCATAACACCATTTTCATACATAAATTTTGCAGAATCTGGTGATTGACTACAAATCCACTCAAATCTTTCAAGCAACATATCTTTTGCTTCGTGAATCTTTTTGTCAAGTAAAAGTAAAAATTCATCAACATATTTTATTACACCTGGATATGTATAGTCATGATTTATAGCTTCTTTCGCTTCCATTGCTAATGTTGGCATAATAATTGTCACTGGGCAAATATTTCCTCGTCCATCTTTTAACTGTCCAAATCCGTTAATGTCCCATCCATTTGCAGTCCGGCAGCCCATCGTACTGAAAAATGTTCTCGGATCATTTCTATCATATCCTTCATTACCAGACCAATCTACATTCGCATAATTAGGGTATAGTCTTTGTGCTGTAGATTTAAGTGCCAGTTTAAATAAATCATAGTTTGTATCTTCTGGCTTTCTATTAACGCCTTTCATACATTGAAAAATGCCACAGGGGAAAATACTTGTCTTATGTAGTTTGCCAATTCCATTAATGGAAACTTCTAATAATGCCTTTGTTACCATTCTGCCCTCTGGTTCTGTACAAGTGCCATAATTAATCGAAGTGAATGGTAATTGGTTCCCTGATCGACTCTGTAGCGTGTTTAAATTATGGTAGAGTCCTTCCACTGCTTGATATACTTCTTTTTCTGTTTTATCCATTGCATACTTATATGCTTTGGGTTTACAATCAGGATAACTATTTATTGGTCTATCCCATGTTACATTATCTATAAATTCTTGATACAGCATATTTACAGGTTCCTCAATGTATTTACATCCATCAAGCCAATGTTTATAAAAGCTTTTTCTTACATATGGAACCATAGTCCAATCAAGATGTGTGGCAGAAACGCCGCCAAACTGCTGTAAAGACTGTAATTGAAATATAACTGCTACTAACTGGAATGCCGTACTTACTGATTGTGCTGGTCGTACATCTGTTTGTCTTGTGTTGAAACCTTCAGCTAATAACTTATCAAATGGGATGGATAGGCAATTATGCATCCCAACGGCATAACTATTTAAATCATGTATGTATATTTCATTATTTAGGTGATTATTTCTTGCCATTTCTGACATGCAATTATCTAATGCGTACTTCTTTAAAACAGTATCGCTTGCTTCTCCAACTCGCCCTCCGAAGGATTTTTCATCTACATTTGCATTTTGATTCTGAACATTATTAGCATTGAGTTTTTCAGAAATGTCTTTCATTAATTGAGTATTTTTCTCTCTGATAGCAGTTCTGTTATTTCTATATATAATATATTTTCTTGCAACATCCTTTCGATTACTCGCCATCAGTCTTTCTTCTACCTGATCCTGAATCTCCTCAACAGTCATGCTCTTATTTAAAACTTCTATAAAATTAGCGATATCCCTGGCTTTTTCTTTTGCATAAGCGGTTTCTTCACCATCTACATCAATAAAAGCCTTTAGAACAGCTATCTTGATTTTATCTTTATCAAATTTAACTTTACGTCCATCTCTTTTTTGTACTATCAATCAGTTTATTCCTCCTCATTTATGTATTTGATAAATACAGCCACTTATAAAGCCAATTAATCCTAAAACGAAATAAAAATGATTGGTTGTTAGTTCACATTGATTCACAAATGGCTGTAAGACTTCAATACAAATTTTATCTACATTAAATTGCACCAATATCCATGCTACAATTAGTCCTTCTACTAATCCACTTAACAATAAATTCTCCTTTCCTCACCCTTTGAAACAGGCATTTCATCAACACAATCAATCTACATATTGTTTGTGTGGTTCAACCCAAACACTATATATTGTATGCTATATTTATATTGACATAGCATACAACACAAACCACCAGTCTAACATCTAACCTTATACAAATTTTTTCATGTTATCTGCAATTTTTCTCTTTTTGTCAATATGTTTGTTTCGTAGCTTTTCCAAGATATCTATCATATTTTCTAACAGCAAAATATGTCTATTATACTGGTCAATCATTGACTTGTGATATTTATAATCTGTTTTCTGCCCTGCAATTTCACGCCCTGTTTTTAAATCAAAAACATCATCCCTATTAGCAACCGCTGTACTCTTATAATAAGGATTGCTTGACTCTTTGCGCCCAAAAATAAAATCAATTCGATTAAGAATAAATGAATAGTTTTTATTTACGGTTTTGACTTCATTAGCAATCGAATGCTTATTCTCCATCATTGCAATAACAGTATTTTTCTCTGGTAGCTCAACATATCTTTTTTTCATAAACATTCCCTCCATTTTTAATGTCATATATAAACAATTGTTTGCAGTTAGATTTATTTTTTATTTTTCTTTTGCCACTACAGTATCTGCACCCTGTACTGTTACCCATCCATGTTTTCCTCTTGCGTCCGCAAGCTTACTTTCGATAAGTTTATCTGTAACGCTTGCGGCCACCTTTCTATTTGCTTCAGCTTCCGCTTCAGATGCAATCCTCACAGCATCTGCCTCTGCCTGCGCTTTTGTCTTTTTAACTGTAGCATCCGCCTCAGCCTTCTCGATATTTCTCTTATTCTCAATCTGCTGTTTTTCATAATCCATCTGAGCCTGCTGTTTCTTGGCAATCTTATTATCATATTCCTTGTCAAACCTTGCACCATTGATAATCACTTTGTTGATATGGATAACACCAGCTCCATATTTCTCATCAAGGGATTTCTGTATATTTTCCTGCGCTTTTGGTTCTAGAATACTGCGGTTTGTAACATCAGTTGGCGTTAAAGTTTTAGATGATGTTTTAATTGCAGAAGCAACCAATGTTTCACTTACGAGGTTATCTTGATAATCTGTGACATTAGCATAAATCCAAGCAGATTTATCAGGCTGAATCTGATATGTAACTGTAATTCCCTTAAATATAACTGCGTTTCTCTCACTGGTTTCCGAAGAAATTTTATTCTCGTCAAAAACAATATCCTGCTGTTTATTATTAACTTTTTCAACTTTTTGAATAAACGGAAGTTTAAAATTAAAGCCATTAGGCATAGTCTTTTGTGAAACTTGACCAAAAGTTGTTTTCACACCACTATATCCTGTCGGTATAATCACAAAGCTGAATGAAAATACAAACAGAAAAATGCCAAGAACCGCAACACATATATTTGTAGTGTGGTTTCTATATTTCTTTTTATATTCTTCTTGTTTAATAAGTCCGTTTTTTAGATTTTCATCCAATTTATTATTTCTTGTAAATTTAGTGACACTGTTTCCCATTGCAATAACAACAATAATAATTCCTAATAATCCAATAAATAAATTCATATAAAACCCTCCATTAATTATTTTTTAACTTATTGATTTGTTCCATATATGTATTTTTAATCATATTCGCCAATAAAGCAGGCGACATTACCCCATTATTAACGAATACAAAATCAACACACTGTTCAATATCTTTAAAATCTTCCCTGTCAGCAATCAACCTCCTTTGTGCTTCATCTATATTGTCTTTTCTTGCTAATAACCTGTCCCATATAACATCTTCATCTGTCTTTATGTAGAATACAACAGGATGTATATTCTCATTCTTTTTCAATGTTTCTAATATTTTAGGATTAGTCACAATCACTTTTTCGTCTGACAAATCCTGAGCTGCAATCCCATAACGCCATATTTCCCCATTGTACACTTTATATGATTTGTTAACTGCAAAGAAATTCTTTTTACACATATCCCAAAATTTTCTTTCAGTAACAAAATGATATTGTTTCCCCTCCTTCTCATTTTCTCTTGGTGGACGTGTAGTATATTCCAGTATCGGAGTAACACCTAACCGTACTAATTCCTTTTGCGTCGTTGATTTACCACTACATGATTTTCCAAGCAGTACAAGCATTTACTCTTCTCCTTCGATTACATATTCAGACACATCATTTTTAAATAGCCCTCCTGTTTCATCGTCTTCAATATGTACAATTACTGGTTCCATTAGATTTAAGCTGAACATCCCCATTACACTTGACCCGTCAACCGTAAATGCCCTGCCACAGTTCTTAACCATAATATCACAGTTATATTTACCTGCCTTATTTGCAAATGTCTTAACTTCTTCTACACCTCTTAAGTGAACTGTAAATTCCATACAACCTCCTATTTATAAAACCTAAATTGTTTTACTTTCCCTTTAAATTGTTTCCCAGCAAAAGATACATCTCCTCTAATTCTTGCCTTATATGGCAATATGCTTGTTTGAACAATAAATTCTACAACGCTTCCGTCTGTATGTACCCTATGCTTATTTATTGTATCTTTATCTGCTTTACTGTCAGCAGTAATACATTTCAGGACATGCTTTCTGCCATTATGCGATAACACTAAATCTGTTTTTACCCCGATTTGTTTTGTATAATAACTGCCAACAGCAATACAATATCTATTCCCCACCATCCAAATTCCAGATTGGCAGTCCAAATGATATTTCTTTTTTAGCCTTCCTTGTGCAAAATTATTATTGTCTGTAATACAATCTGCATCTTCATAAGACTTAAATGTACTTTTACAAGGAGGGCAATATGCCTTATATTCAGCCCTGTTTTTCCTTAAATATTTACTGCATATATATCCCTTCTTCTTTTTGTAAAATGCCAAATACCATTCTTTATTCACTTTCTTTATGATTCTTATTTTTTCATTCCAATATATTTGCCCAATTATCTTACCTTTGATATTTGGCCTGTTCCTGATATTAACTGTTGTTTTCGCATATCTATAATTCTCTTTTGCATATAGATGAATTGGATTCATAAATATTGATAACAATATGGAAAATATTAACACTCCATTTAACACACGTTTTAAAATGTAACCACCTCACTTATCCCAAAATTTCATTGCCCCATTTGACTCAAATGGTTTAGTTGTAATCGCCTTATATGTATCATCTGCATCAAATCCTATTTGCCTTTTTTCAATTCCCGTAATCTGGCAGTCATACCTGCCAAGCATGTCCCCTTCTTTTCCAATACAAACAATATCATCATCTAAAATGTGTTTGTTTATCATTTCTTTTATTTGCTTTCCTGTATACAAAGTTTCTAATCATTCACCTCCCGTCTATCAAGAAAAATTAATTCTTTAGAATAAGGTAATTTACTGACCCAAGCCATAAAATATTCAGACCATTCTGATAATTTATGATTTTCCCTTTGATGAACCATTACATATAAATTTTCATAATTAAGTGTAACGGTTTTCTTATATAACCATGATGATGGCAACCAACGAATAAGTTCTTTCCAATATCTTTTATCACCTGTTGCGATAAATTTTTGTCTAAGACTTTCTAAAAATTGAATCAAATAATCAATTTCTTCTGGATTGGCAAAGACATTACGATCATAATCGTTAATTTCAAAACATTTTAATGTAATAGGTGTATCTGATAATTTATGTATTGTACTTGTGCTATTTGTTACCGTACCAATTTTATATTGATCAAATTCTTTCCAAAAATATAATGGTGCTGTAATATCTGCTGACACAAATATTTGACGCATAAACTTTCTATGTTCTGAACCAGCCATAATAAGTTTTTGTGCGAGTTTCATATCATTTGTGCCAATAATAGGTGCTTCTAATGCATAATTATTAAGGTCATGTATACTACATTCATCGCATAAATGATTATGATTACAATTTCCACATTGGTTATATCCAAACACGCTATCACTCTTATCCCATGAATTTTTAGGATTTCTCATTCCTCTTAGAGCATGTTTAAAACCCCACACTTCTGTATCTTCAAATCTCATATTTATACCTCAAACTTTCTCATATTTTTAATAAGTAATGAAATAACACTTTTATGACATAAATTAATTATAGCTTGGCTCATTTTTATCAAATCTTACAGATTCAAATACCGGAAATTGAATTGATATTCCACTATCCTTGTTCTTTGTTTCTTCTTTATATTTTACGCTAATGATTTTATCAATTACATCTTCAGGATGCTGCCAAATTCTTTTCCTATCTTCATCAGAAAAGCCGCTGCCTATATTCACAGGAAATCCTTTATAATCACACACCAATGCCCCTAATGTTCCTTTATTACGTCCTGAACCTTCTTTTATGCCAATACATCTAAGATCGCAGCTAAAAAACTTTTTTACCTTAATTAAATTCTTTGTCCGTTTACATTCATATGGAGTATCTAAATTTAAAATAATACCCTCCCAGTCATGAGCCTCAGCATAATCTAACCATTTCCAGATTTGAGAATGATCTGTTCCTTCGTAACACATTTGAACCACTTCTACATTTTTTAATTCATCAAATGTGTCAATATCTTCTTTAATTTTAAGTAATGTTTGTTTCCGTTCATGATATGAAGCTTTTGATTTACCACTCCAAAATTCTTCTAATGGGAACACATCAAAAATAACTAATTTTAAATCAGACTTATCAGTATCCTTACTCATTGCTATTCCAGTTCCCTTTTGGAATGCTTCTGAGTCAGATAATCCTTCCTTATTCCTATATAGAAGTTCCCCATCAACAAAACAATCTATCAGACCTAATTTATGTAAGTCAGATATAATATGCTCTAGCCCTTTATACTCTTTTCCTTGCCTTGTCATGCATTTATCACCCACAAAAGCACATCTTGTACCATTTAATTTACGGGATATAAATATTCTTTTTCCAGTTCCAATTTTACATTTTTCAATAGGAGTCCCCAGCATAACATCAAAAGTAGGTATAAGTCCTGGGATACATTTATTTACAAGTTTTGCATCCGCTCCAAGCCTAAATTTCTTAGTAATCAATTGCTCATAAAAATCTCTATCTTCCTCTTGTCCATACAAGAACGCTTGAATTTCATATATATCATCATCTTTTCCTGTATTATTTTCTTTCAAATAATTCATCACATCTTCAAATGTGCTATGAACACATAAATAATACGGAGCCAATTCAGAACTTGGTTTTACTTCCTTTTTAATTTTCTTTGAACTAATACCTGTTATAACATTTTTGTCTAAAAGAAAAACGAGACATTTTTTAAATAATTCATTGTTTTTATTTGCAATAATAATTGATTTCTTATCGTTTAGGCTGTTTGTATCTTGAATTTGTTTAAATAATTTAATTACTTCGTCCAATCAAATACTCCCTTCATGTTCATTAAAGTTTCTTCTGTTAAATATAGATATCTGTAAGTATCTATCCCATCTTCCCTTATAATATATTTATTCTTTTCTCCTAAGCATACCTTCCACAATCCATATTCAGTATTTTGAAAATCAATAAACTCATGTAAACTGCCATCATCCTCGATATATGTAAACTTATAGCAAGGCTCTTCCCTTAAAATGGTTCCAAAGCAACTTCTTTTTGTTACTTTCATGTATTGTGAAACAGATATAACAGGATATTCAAATTCTCTTTTGCATAAATTATCAATATCCTCATTCTTCATAGGTATAAATGTATAGTCCAAGAAACATGCTGTAATAGCTAATAATATCATAAAAGAACTAATTATAATTTCTATTATATATTTTCTTATTAAATCAAGCATCAATTCCACCTATTTCTAAAAGTAATATTTTTTAATTCCCATGCTATTTTACTATGAAAATTCTGGTTTAAAACATTAGCTCATTTTTCTTGCAAATATCATAGATAAAATACTTCTAAGAACATTATTCTATTTTATATTATGTTCTAAATATTCATCTATTAATATCTGCCCACAACTCCCTCCTATGTCTCTAGCTGGAGGTATATAATATTCTGTTTTTACATTATTTTTATTAAGTATATCCATTATTTCATTTACTTTTTCGATGGAAGTACATGTAGATTCAATAGTACTTTTAATGTTGTATTGAATAAATTTAATACATACATCAGTTTTTCTAAATTCATTAATCAAGAATTGTATATCATCATCTTTATCATTTACACCATTAATTAAAGTGTAGTGAATCTCAATATCATTTTTAGTTTCTTCTTTAAAATATCTAATTTTATTTAATGAATCTTTAATTGTGCTTGTTCTAGGCATCCATTCACGCCTAACTTTATCATTTGTATAATGAAGTGAAAAATGTAATTTAAGTTTTATATTATTTTCTTTAATAGCAATAACAAAATTATCAAAACTATTATTTCTATCAATAGGAATAGATGTTGATACCGCAAAGCGGATTTTGTCATATTTGTTATTTAATAATATTATTCCTTTAGTTAAATTTTCTACATTTAACAGCGGTTCTCCACAACCCATAAAGGATACTAAAAGAATTTTATTTGAATGTAATTTCAAATCATCATAAATATACTTTACGATTTCAACTATTTCTCCTGCTAATAAATTTCTTAAAACTACTTCTTCAGAAATATCCGTTATATGGCAAAATTTACATTTCATATTACATGATGTTTGTGTTGGCAAACATATAATATTTTTTCCGTCATGTTTATTTATAAATGTTGCTTCTACAACTAAATTATCAATATCCGTAAATAATATGTATTTAATACTATCATCAATACGAGATTCTATTTTTTTATGAAGTTTCATATATAATACCAGAAAGGCTCATATGATTTTCAGTAGCTACACCTTCTATTCCTTTCCGTTTATATTCTCATTTTTAACTATGGTTTATTTTGATTTTCTATTCATTTGGTTTAATAAGCGTATTTTTTAGATTCTATTTCAAGTTGATACCCATATTCATGTATGACATTTTCTAATAATTTTTCTGTATTTTTTCTTGACTTAATGCTATTGATTACTGATAGTTCCCCCAATAATCCATATAAATTTTTTACTTCTATATCTTTTTCATTGAATTCAATTTTTAGATTCAATATCTTCTGTGCAATCATTTCCAAATTTTCATTATATTTTTTAATACTATCAACTAATTCATCTGTATAATTTATTTTTACCCACCTTCCTTTGAAAGACTTGATTCATAGCGTATCCCATTCAGTACCATCTTTAGATAATTTGCATAATGCATATTTTATAGAACATCGAATATCATTATCTTTTTTTAATTCCTCATACCCATCAATATTATTATCTTTTCTATTAACTTTTTGATTCGATTCTGATTGTAATCTATGTTTTGCTAATAGCATTAATGCATCTCCTAAAGTTCCTTCAAAATCATCAGGCAAACTAAATTGGCATTCTTGTATGGTTAAAAGCTTTTTACTTAACATATATTCTCCTTTTTTATTTTCATAAAAGCGTGGTTTTAAGACTTTAATACTACATCATTTATAACAATAACTTTATATGAGGACACTTTCATTTCATCGTATAATCCCCATTCACTTTCTACATCTTCAATTTTTCCTATAATAACAAATGAACCTTTAAACCCTATAACTTCTCCTTTATATAAAAAAGACGAAGTACCTCTGTGTCTCATTGCTACAACTTTATCTCCAATTTTGATTTCATTATTTAAAAAATCTTTTATTCAAACCACTCCTTCCTGACTCTCACATATTTCTTGTAATTTGGATATACAGTTCTTGTACCAGTCTGCTTCTTACACCACTCATCTAACATATTCTGCAATTCTTTCCTATCTTCACCAGAAATATTTTCAGACGCATCTTCATGTAATTCTTCACAGGCACTTTCAATAATCTGATCCGCATCCATAGAAATATCTATAGGATCAGTCAACCACAAAACCTCTGGAAGATTATTCATCATTTCCTCATTAGATTCATATTCATCAGAATCTTTATATGCATCTACAAAATAATCAACATCCGAGAAATAATCATCGGTCTGCTCATCATAGAACCACATTTCAGAGTCGATATCATTAATATCAACCTCCTCAGCTTTTGAAATCTTCTCCTGATAGTTTATTCTATTTTCTTCTTCCTCTTTTGCTTTGTATTGTTCACAGTCACATCTTGAAGTGTTTCTTGGTAGCGGTTTCCCACAATATTCACATAATCTAATCACTCCATTATAACAATTTGGACAGAATTTAATTGCTTGATGATTATATGGAAATCTTGACTTCTTAGCATCTTCAGATGTATCCCCTTTAACTCCATATACATTATTGTCTAATACAACTCCGAGTCCGTGACACACAGGACAGATATCTTCATGATCTTGTAAATCTTTCTCTAATGTTTCAGGAAGAATACTTTTAATTTCTTTTGATACGTTTATTGATATATGTTTCAATTATTCATCTCCTATGTACTCATAATCCTCAAGTATCTCTTCTACTTTCTGAGCAAATTCACTGCCAATATTTTCAGATACAATTCTGAGAACATCTGATAAGTCTTTGACTTACTCCCAGTTTCCGTTTATCATTATCATAATTGCATTTTCTCCTAATTCTAATAAGGTTTCTTTCCCTTATATCCATCACAAAGTTCAAACTGTTTGTAAAAATTCTTATCATCATCAAAATTATTTATTTTTTCTGATTTTAATTCGTATTTGTAAGTTTTCAATTCATCTATCATATTCAATCCTAAATAATAAAAATCCTTGTAAAAGTCATAAACATCATTACATTTATCACCAGTCCACCAAAATATTAGCTTTCCATTTTTTAAAACTGCATTTGCATATATTTCTTTATTCACATTCTACCTCCACACTTGAAACGAGCGATTCATTGCCTTGTATTCCATCTTTTTATCAGTTCTTCTTCTCCGTATTCTTCGCAGATTTGTACTTTTGATCCACAACTACATTTAACATAAATATCTACACCAATTGAACACCCTGTGCTCCCTATTCTTACATCTTCACTTCCGCAAAACGGACACGGTTTTAATCTTACATTTTCGTTCATGCCTCCTCCTGAAACTTATCTAACATTTCATCATAATAAGCAATTTTTTCTTTGATATACTCAATCACCATATCCTCAAACAATTCCATAGCGTCTTCTACTGACTCAGCAATTTCTTCATCATGTTCTACATTCAATAAAACTGATACATATATGTAATTCTCTGAATCATCTCTGTCTTGAATAAATTTTAGAATTATGTCATCATCATAAAATTGAGTAAAATGCAATTCATATACATTATCATTCTTTAACCAATATCTATTCTCATATTCTCTTATTTTATTGCTCATACTCACCTCCGATAATTGATTTAGGAACTACAATTTTATTTTTGCATTGTGAATTTTGTAGATCTTATTTCTTTAATCTTTACAAATAATTCCAAATATTATATAATTCTCTCTAGTACAGCATTATGGTTATGAAAGTGAGGTAGTTTACATGGCAGTATTATCATCTGTAATTGAAAAACTTTGTACTACTGGATGCAATGTAACTGTTAATTATTCAGATTATTTACAGACTCAAATAGAAAAATTTGTTTCTCTTACAGTGAAAGCGAATGGGCATATTACTATCAAAAAATGTTCTAAAGCTTTAACTTCTTCATTGGAAAAATTAGCATCTCAGGGAAAGGAGCATATTACAATCGACTTTACTGAATAATTCAATTTATTAGGTAATTTCTTGATTTTATTAAATAATCTAAGAAATTACCTTTTTTACAATAATCTACAAGTTTCCGTCTAGCATAAAACCTATCTTTCAATAGTAATTCTAAGACTATCCTTTTCGTAATATAAATTTAAAGTCTTATGCCAATATTTTTATATATGTGTTATAATGTTATCAAAAAACCAGGGAGGTAAGCCATGCAAAAAATAATGATGAATATCACATGTATCAATTCTATTTCTGACTGCTTGCAAATGTGTAAACAGTTTAAATCCTCATCTTTCCCCACATCAACAAAATCAGGGGATAATGAGTTGTCTTTTTTTTATCGTGGAGAAAGTAGTTTAAACTACATAACTCAACCATCGCTATTTAGAACTTCAAAATATAATCAGGAAGATAAATTAATCCATGAACTTATTTTAGAAAAGCCTGAAGAGTTCCCAAATTACAACACTAATATGTTTTCTACTCTTGCTAAAATGCAACATTTTGGTATGCCAACTAGATTACTTGATATATCCAAAAATCCACTAGTTGCATTATGGTTTGCTTGTAAAAAAAGTATAATAAATAAACAGCAAGATGGAAAATTTATTTTTATTGCTGGATATCCTAATCTTCCAAATTCAAACTATGCAAAAATATTATCTTTATTTGCTTTTAATGCATTTAAATCCTCTTTAAATGCAAATGATTTATATATTTTACGAGATCAGTTAATTCAATGTGGTGTAACATTAGCATATAAAAATGGAGAAATTGATATCAAAAATATGGAACAGGACTATAACTATTACATAAATAGTGATCCAATTATATTACCAGACTATAATACTGAACGTATTAAAACACAACAGGGAGCTTTTATTATGTTTGGAAATAATTCAGAAGATACAAATTGTTCCACTAAATCAATTCACTCAATTAAAGATATTGACCCATACGGTTTAGAATTCTTTTATTCTATTACATCCATTCCTCAATCAAAAAAATCTTATATACTTTCAGAGTTAAATGAAATTGGTATCAATGAATCATATTTATTTCCTGAATTAGAACATACAATAGCTCAACTAAGAATAAAACATCAAATTTAGTTTTGTTTATTATTATCAGTTTACAATTAGCATGTTTTAACTCAATAAATGTCCTATTTCATTGGCATTTTTAATCTATATATAGTGGTTTTTGATTTTACAAACCGCTATATATAGATGTTTTTTATGTTACATTTGCATTAAAAGTGTCCTTATCGGCTCCCTATCCACCTTCTCTTTCATCCATCTTATATACCCAGGATCAATATCTCTTATTTCTAACAATGTATTTCCTGAATACTTTCCAAAATCGACACGATATTCTTCTAAAGATATTTCTTTTTCTTCTACTTTTTCACCATATAGAATTTCTTTTAATTCATTTGGAATAATCATGTCTAAATCTGCTCTTGAACTTAATATGTCACACTCATGAATGAAAAACTCCATATCATTTCTTGGCTCTGGCATAATTTCCTCGCCAGACCTATTTTTATTCCATTCACCGCTATGTGCTTCACACATACAAGCAATCATTTCTTTATACTGACCGTCTATATCATGTTCTACTGATGTTGTCCTTACCCATTCAGCAGCTAACATTGGATGTTCTGATACGGTATATCTTGATCCGTTCCATCCACATTTAACAGCATCATGAAATACAGGAACACATCTCATGCAATCTCTAATTTCTGGTGTGTTATATTTTTCTCTATTGGCTTTTAATCTAAGCCTATGATTCAGAATACTTGCAAACATATACTCATGATAAATCTGTCCAAATTTTTCACACTGAGTAGCATTATGGTATTTGCCACTTGTGCTACTCGGTATTGTAAATATGTAATCAGGAATTTCAGCAACCATATCTTTAAAATATTCTGCAAAAGTTTCTGTTTCAAAATCTTTCAAAAGCGGTTCAAATATCTGTTGCTTTTCTTCTCTATCCAATATATTCCTCCTAACTCACTTGTAAAAATGTTCCTAACATAGTCTTTCTATCAAAATTTTCTTTCTTCTTTAAAGCATTGTTTACAGTTCTTATTTCTCCTAAGTGATAACATTTTTCTTTGGCACGACTCTCACCAACATATAATAGATTGGAATTCAACATGAATGTATGTGCTTTTGGTGTTACTAAAATCACAACTTTAAACTGTCCTCCCTGTGACTTATGAGTAGATATTGCATATGCCAATCTGATATTTTTCATTGATCCTTTTGGACAATATATAAGCGTTCCATCATAATCAATGACCATTGCATTTTGAAGAATTTTAACAACTCTTCCAGATTCACCATTCGCAATAAATGTAGTGTTCTTCTCATCTAAAAACTCTTCATTATACAGAATTGCCTTATAGTCATTAGCAAAATTCATTACAATATCATTCAGTCTAAATTCTGCATCACCAAATGTTATTTTTGCATCTGGATTAGGATTTACAGCGTTTTGAAGTCGTTTATTTAATTCAATTGTTCCGTAATCTCCAACATTGTAACAAGAAAGAACTGCAATATCTTCAATGTTGTACCCTTGTGTCAATATCTTTTGATAAAGTTTTACAGTGTAATCCACGATTTTATCCTGTGTCAATGCCATGAAGATATATGAATTGTCTTCACCAAACGCTTGCATACCACTTTTTGTCTTATCTAAATATTCCGTTCCTGTCCTTGTATCTGTTGCTACTGTTGATAAGCCACCTTTTCCATATCTAAAAATTTTATCTAAAGTGACTGTTGGTATGTTGTTATAGCAAAGTAAATCATAAAGTACATTACCTGCTCCAACTGACGGTATCTGTGCATCATCACCGATCAACAATAGTTTTGTTTTGTTAAAATCAATCGCTTCTAATAATTTTCTCATCAAGAAAATGTCTACCATTGAAAACTCATCTACAATTACAACATCATAAGGTACTGGATTCTCTTTGTTGTAACACCAGTCATTAGGCGGCATATAACCTAATCCTCGATGGATTGTCATAGCATTTTCACCTGTGAATCCAACTAATACCTTTGCTGCTCTGCCAGTAGGTGCTAACAACAAGAACGATTTCCTGTAATTTTTCAGAAGATTCACAAATGCTTGTGTGCTAGACGATTTACCAGATCCTCCATATCCAACCAACATAACTATATTGTGTTTACACATAAATTCTGATGTTTTGCATTGGTTAGGTGTTAAATCAAATCTTTCTAAACTCTTAAATTTAGTGCAATCACAATCCCATTCCGTATTGATTGATAATCCTTCTTTAATCTTTTCAGAGATATACTTTTCTGTCTCATATGTTTCTTTTCTACAAACACTTAATGATTCTCTATCAAAAATTACATCATTGTCACCTTTGAGTATAATTGGAAGATTAGATATTGCTTCTGGTACTAATATTTCAAACTGCTTTTTTAAATCTCCAACTTTGACATATGTATTTCCATTTGCCTCATTCTCATTTAGAATGTAATCAACACATGCCTTTGCTCTCTGATAGGAAGGTTTTAAATTAAATCCAAAAAATAAAATTGGATTCTTATCAGTTCCTTGACATTGTTGTGACTCTTTTTCTAATTCAAGTAACATTCCATCGGCTGTTTTAAAACCAATACCACTTAATCTACATAGACATTCATATGGTTCAGTCCTGATAACCTCTTTAATCTTTTCAACTGATGGATATTTATCATAGAGTTTCTTGATAATGGAAAGACTGAATAACCCCCTAAATTCCTCCACCAAATCTGCTAATTTAAAGTTTTCGATAACTTTTTGTTTGATCACATTAAAGGTATAGTCTTTAATTCCTTTTGTTTTATTCAGATCAACATCATCAAGTCTGTTGTTCATGATTCTATCTACAATGTCTGGATATGCTTCTAGCAATGTATCTGTTTGATTAGGAGTTAATATCTCATATAGGAAGTTACGAGTGGCAACTAATGTTGTTGGTTTTTCTCTTTTGATATTGATAACTTCATATCCAACACCATACTTATCAGAAATTTCTTTTGCTTTTACCATGTATTCCACACCAAGATTTAGCTCTTGAACATTACCTTTCACAGTACACGTTCCATATTTTCCAATCTGAATATCTGGATACTCAAAAGAATTAACTGAGCATCCATAGATTTTATATTCCTCAGAATTAAATACCAATCTCTCTGGTGTACACTTAAAATCAACTATCTTATCCGTATTCTCACTCCTTCCCTTATCAGTAAACATCCCATCCTACTACAATTTTCTCCATTTCAGGTGTTTTCACCCACGAACCATTAAGCATCTTCATTTTATTTTTCTCTCTAAATTCTGTAACATTGATTACATTGCCTGTTTGGAAAGGTCTTTCTACAAAATTCTTTCCAGATGTAATCTTAGTTTTTAAAGTATCTCCTGTACGCAAATTATATAAAACAAGATATGGTTTGGTTTTATCCTTATAAAATTTTGCTTCTACCACATAATACATACCTTTAGGTGCTTTCGGATTTGAATATGTGATATATTCAAGATATTCCTGTTCATATTTGATCTGTTCTTTTATTGATAATGGCTTGTCTTCTAATTGCTGTGATATTCTCTGAATGTATTTATCCATATGTAATTCTTTATACATTTTTGGAGTCTCATTATCAAAACACCCATCAAACACAGTTATGTCAATACCTAAGTTATCTATATCAGACTTTTTAATCTGCTTTCTGTCATAATACTTTTCAAACATATCTATAATCTGAAGCAGTTTTTTGTTTGAGCCGTAATCAGAGAAAAAATTTAAGATAGTAAGTATTTGAAGTTGTCTGGAATTTACTGAGGTTTTTTCTTTAATATCTTTAATCACATCAATAAAGTTTTCATAATTATTATCTCTGCCTAGCTCATATAACTCATCAGCAATCGTTTCATTACAATATTTAATAGATGAAATTGACTTATAAATTGTATTGGTATCTCTGTCGAATGTATATTCACTTTTTGACTTTCCAAACTTGATATTTTCAATGTGGATATCAAAATAATCCAATTCAGAAATAATACGGCTTGTTTTTTCATTATCAGATTGGTACTCATTTAAGACTGTAGTGAAATATTCAAGCGGATAATGTTCTTTTGCTTCTGCACCATATATACTGTCATAAGCTACAGATACCGCATGAGCAGCGTTAAAACTGTATCTTGCTGCATCATCTACAACCTGCCATACTTCATTAAATCCTTCTTCTGTTCCAAGATTCTTTTTATATCCTGCTATCAGTTCCTGTCTTAATTCTTCTTTTGCTTCTGGTGTAAATTTCTTCTTACTGATTTTTTTGATAATATCGTAAGTATGATCCTCCTTCATTCCACACCATACTAGAAAAGCCATGATTGATTCCTGATATAGCATGAAATGATAACTCGGTAGCAGAATATCATCAATTTCTGATACGCCCGTACTATATGGTTCTCTATCAAGAAAAGTATTTACCAGACTAGCAAATCCAGGTCTGATTGCGGCCACAAATGCACTCATTTCTGCATCTGTCTTTGGCTTATACCTTTTTAGCATATTTGTTGATATATCTGTATCAGCCTGATTTAATGTTGCTGTCATTCCATCTTCATATAACTTCCAAGTTTTATCATCTAATCTTTCTAACAATTCTCTGATATTTGGGATTGGTTGACCAATCATCTTATAAAAATCAGAAATTATCTTCCATACTTTTACTGTTAGATAATCATTTTTAAGAAACTTCCAAACATCGGAAGTATAACCGTCTATACAAGCACATAATTCATTACCGACACGAATTAATCCTAATTCTTTTGATAACGGTTTATTAGATAGTACAAAACTGCATGGACTTGGAGAAATACTTTCAATGGTTCCTATATATTTTTGTGCTTCATCTATAATAGGTTTCCACTTTTTATCTGTTCTGAAAGCATCTAAATTCTTACCAACCTCATTATAATCATTCATTGGAATATCATACGCTCTACAAAGATTCCTAAAAGCAGATGACTCTTTCATAGTTCCTAAAGCATACATATAGTAGATACCGTCTTCACCAAGTAATTCTTTTGATGCTGCAATCGGTGCTGATACATCTGCCCAATTCTGATCTATATCTGGTAATGATTTTGTTTCTAATATCCTTGCTACACTCATAAATCTTGTAGGATATAATGGTACAGGAGCAGTAAATCTATCTATTTCAGTAAATCCAAGTAATTTATTGATATAAAATGAAACAGCAGATCCCCTTCCAGTACGAGATAAAACACCACCATATTTCTCTTTTGCAAGCTCAACCATCTTTTCATTGAAGAGGAAATAATCAGCCATTTGTGTATCTTTTACAATCTTATATTCAAAAGCAATACCATCCTGATACTCTTTCCAACGTGATTTATCAATATGTTTCTTCTCTTGATTCCACTTTTCTACGAGATGTTTTGACAGTTCTTTATCTTTCTGTTCCTGTGTAAAGTCTGGATAAATAGTTGGAATTTTAATCTCTTTATCAAAATATAATTCTTCGCATTCATCAAAAATCAATGTGTTGTCTAATGCCTCTTTAATCTGCCAATCTGATAATAACCCTTGTTTTTTATACCGTTCTATAATCGTATCATAATCTGGAAAATCCAATACAAAACTATCTTCATCACCATAGTTAATTCCTTTACCTTTTAAAAACTTTACTCTATCCTTTGCTTGTTCAGGATATATGTAGTGGCTATCATTTGCATGGATAAGCTGCATATTATAGTGTTGTTTCAACATCAGCATATTTCTGTTATGATTAATCTGTATATCAAATGGATGGTTCTGAACCTCCAAATAAAAATTTTTACCAAAATGTCCATATATAGTTTCAAATAAGATTTTCATATCATCACTTGGTCTAAGTATTCCTCCTACACAAGCAGATGTTATAAAAAAATTATTTGGATTCAATCTTTTAATAAGTTCTATATCAATCCTTGGTTTATAGTAGAATCCAGTTTTACTACTCTCCGACATAATTTCATTAAGTTCATAAAAACCATCTTGATTTTTTGCTATGATAACGATATGGTAATTGGAATTATCCTTTTCTTTTCTGTCTTTTACCATATACAATTCAGCACCATAAATCATTTTCAGATTATTTTTTTTGCATAAATCATAGGCTTCTAAGAACTTGCCAGCCCATCCATGCTGAGTTGTAAAATAATTTTTACAACCCAGATCCAAACTTCTCTCTATATAGTCTGTGTTTTTAACTACGCAGTCCAAAGTCATAACATTACTTTCATGGCAATGTTTATGAAAATTTTCGTATCTATTTATGATCTTCACCTCTTTTATAGACTATCCAAAAACGAAAGCAAGTCATCGTCACCTGAAGAATTATCACTATTATCATTTTCTTCATCGTCTGTATTATTTTGAAACATTTCCTGCTCTTTTAAATATGCATCGTATGGTTTATGTAATTTTCTGGAATATCCTGATAAGGTTGCCAGTCTATAAGCATCAGCATCCGTTATATCCTGCCAAAATAACATTTCATCTTTTGTAACTTTATATTCTGCTTCTCTTCTTCTAAAATCATGAATCACATCAAAAATATCTTCTTTTAACGCTTCAATCTTTTCTTCAGTTAGAGGAACTTCCACATAACAATCTCTGATTGTAAATTTCTCTCTTACTTCTTTTGGCAAACAATCAATTGTATTATCCAGAATCATAGTATCTACATATGTGTCAATATCATCTTCATAGCCAAAATGCTTTAACCACATCTTTGCCGTATTTACCAAACTCTCTCCAATACTATTTCTTTCAATATGTCGATCTTTAAGAGTGCCATTTTTCTGTTCATAAGTAACTGTTACATATTTAAGGAAATTCCATTCACAAATTATATCTTCTAATGGAATACCTAATGCCTGTCGAATACCTTCAGCATAAATTACCAACTGTCCACATTCTTCATCAATCTTTTTACCTGTATATTTTGTGCTTGTCTTCCAATCAACAATCCTAATTCTTGTTCTTTCATTTCCATCATCATCTTGATATTTCTCTGTAAACAAAAAATCAATATATCCCTGTAAGACAATATCTTCACTGATTCTAATGGTTATGAAGTGTTCAATCCTATGTGGCTGCTTTATCACGTTATGATTCCTAAAGAAATGACGAATACAATTTTCATATTTATTTGCAATTTTTTCATTCTTTTCAGAATCGTTTCTATCATATTTAAGTTCTGCAATATTCATTGTCAAAAGTGAATCTTCGTATGAGCCAATCATATCTTCATATTTAATTTCATCTTTATAAAATCTTTCTATAATATCGTGGCAATATCCACCTGACACTGCATAGATACCATTCGTTCTATCTTCTTTTTCATGTAATACATATTTTAAAAATGCTTCCCAATGGTCTTGTTTGTAACAATGATATTTGCTCCAGCTATCAAGAGTATCTACATTTAACTGCTTGCAAATTTCTTTTAACTCTTCCTTTGTTTTTCTTGCCAATCCCTCAACAATCTCCTTTCCTTTTCATCATATATTGTTCTATGTTTCAGCATAAATTCATATATCTTATTTGGCATATCTGCCGGACTATCCTTACTGCCTTCTTTAATCAATCCCCATCTATCATACATATAAGACACTTTTCTGATAGGATAAAATTTATCACACTCTTTTCTAATTAAGTTAATATCTATACCCTCATCAAGAGCTATGATAATTTCAACATTCAAACTAATCAAAATCTTTACTTGTTCTGGGGAAAATTCACACTTTCCTATTGCAGTTGCAGTCCCATCTTTTCTTGAATATCTTTTTAAGACAGATTTTTGTGCTTCCAAACAGACTACATATCCGGCTTCTTGAATTGTTTTATAATTCTCATTCAATCCATAAATATTTTCGCTACGAGGATATGTGTTTGATAATTTAAAGAATTTTGGAATGTCTAACATTTCATAATTTTCTATGGTAGTTCTTCCGCTAACTCCTATGTATTCGTTATCATCACCATCCCATTTACGTTCAGGTATGACAATCCTTTTTCTATCATATGAATATCCGATATTAAATCTCTTACAAGCAAACGGCATTACACCTTCTCTTATCCAACCAATATAAGGTAGATCAACATATTCTTTCATGCAGGAATCATCATAAATCGGAATGTCTTTATCAAGTGTATGCCGTTTTCGCTTTACCTTTTTGAAGATTTGCAACGGATCATTCTTATTTTCTTCTTTATTACTGCTTTTGTATGTGTAATTTAAACCCAATAATTTATGGATATATTTATTTGCCTTACCAAACGATAAATTTTTTATATCCATGACCACTGTGAAAATATCACCAACATTATTTCCTTCCGCACATCGGATAGCAGATGATAAATTATTTTTCTTTACACATACAGCAGTTTTATTTGTTCCTTCTGGCAAGGCGGCTCGCCATTCACCTTGATACTCTTTAATATCATGACACCCCAAAGACTCAAGAATTGTAAACACACAATCATTTTCTATTATGTACTCTTTTAGGTCATCTGCATTAATGTAAGCTCACCGCCTTTCTTCTAAAAATCTACTGGTACAGAAGTAAAACCAACTTCTTTTAACAAATTTCTACTCATATCATGTTCCACTACAATTTGTACACTATTCGCAACACCTTCTCTATTTTTTACAATGAATAATAGCTGGTAATGCTTTTCATGATCCAAATTAACAGGAATTTTTGATTTGCCATTCTTGCCTTCTAACCGATATACTTTCAAAGCATTTTTTTCACCTGTGTATTCATCATCAAAAATATCACGAATCATAATACAAGTGCTTGCAACATCAATAATATTTTTCGCCTGTCCAATATTATCCTGACTATAAAATCTCTGTCTTGCTGATGATTTTGCTAACTGAAATGTAATTACAATATGTACGTCTTTACCACCATCGGTTTTTACAGTATCGTAAATATCAACCATTGCCTGTTGCATCTCAAGCCACATTTTATCATTTCTGCTTCCTGAGTCTGCCTTAAACGTATCAAGGATAAAATACTTAACTCCAAGACTTGCATATTTTTTTATTACTTTTATTGCCTTATCAGTACGATATTTATTAAACGGAATCAGTGTAATTGTATTATCACTCGCTTTTGTCTTAATCCAATCAGCGCATTTTCTAAGCATTTCCATTACTTCATCACTGTACTTACCATCTCTGACAACAAACTTTTGCAAATCAAACTTATAAATATTGTTGGCTACCCAAACTAATAACTCTCTCTGCCATTTCTTAGTACCTTCTTCATTCAAAATAATTACCAGTTTGTCGCCATTCTTAATTGTTGTAGGGATGCATAAAGACCTTGCCAGTGTTGTCTTACCCATATTAGACAAGCCACCAATCAGAGTAACATTCCCAGTTAATTGTCCACCAGTTTCCTTATTTAGAAGTGGCATATCATTATATGGAAGGCCAACAGCCATACCACGATTTAACTCATCAATAAGTTCATCTATGCCATCATCTATTGAATAAGATTTTGTTTCCTCATCCGCATTGATAAAAATATGATTCAGAATCGCTTCGTACTCTGCATAAATATCATCTAATGACATATCCGCAAATTCGCTTAATCTGTCATATACGGGAAATTTATTTTTGAGCAATAACAATACAGTATTCCACTTATTTAGTTCTGCTATATATCCATTTAAGTTTTCAATCTTGACATATTCTGTTGCCTTTTCAATAGTTTCAAATCCACCATACTCATCATATTTCTGTTTTAGTTTGCTGTGTTTTTCTAAATATAATCCAACAGTAATTTCATCAAGTGTAGATTTTCTTTCTTTAATCACTATATCAAATGCAATCTGCCAATAAACTCGCCATGTATTTTCTGTAAAATCTTCAAGTTTGAGCTGATAATCATACATCAAGTCAGGCTTCTTATAGAAGATGGAAACAATATTGGCTTCACAGGCAAGTTTATATTCTTTTACTGTTTTTGCTGCTTTGATAAGTTCTTCCTGAAAAGGCGTTGGTTTCTTTTCATTTTTACTTTGAGCCAATTATTTCCTCCTAAAACAAGTTTTTTAATCTATCATTTACATCTTTTGTTTTCTTTGAATAATCCGCACCTTTGTTAAACTGATTTTCAAATGAATCATTCTGTAACTTTTCTTCTTTCTTTTTTGCCTGTTGTAATCTGATATACACATCATTTATTTCTGGTTCAACCATCTTAACGATTAAATTGATTTTATGATTTTCGTCTTTTATTTTAGTTCCATTTTTTAAAATATAATCTACGATTTTTCTTTTACATATCTTAAATGCACACAACAATGTATAATCATCATAGCAAGCATTAGTCTCTATATTATTATTTGCAATATGCTGACCTTTTTTTAATCCTTGAAGTTTCAAAACAAGATATGTAGGCATCTTCATATTGTCATCATATTGCAAAATTTCTTTCTTTACATATTCGCATAATTCAACCCAATCTTTGTTTTTAGGTTCTTTCTTTGCACGAGCCAAATTATCACCTCTAATCTATTTGCCCTGGCATAAAACATACACCAGAGCAAATATATTTTATAAGCATTATGCTAACTGCAACTTTGTGAAATCAATCAATTCTGTCAGATCCTCAACGGTCTGCAATTCAATCTTCTTAACATCAATCTTTTTCTCTTTGATTAAAGCATTAATCTTACTGATTGCATCCATATTCTTATCTTCTTTAAGCTGTTTCATCATGTCTTTCCACTCATTAGCAAGTGCTTCTGCCTTATCAGCCTTATCTACCATTGATTCAGTTGAAGTTTTCAAATCATTTTTATATGATGTTTTATTTGTTTCAAGACCATTCATTGCCTCGTAGTAGCTTCTCCAAATATCAAAGCAAGGATTTTCAATCTGTTCTCCTACCTTTGTTACACCAGTCCTATCCTTGATAACCTCTGCCCAGAACGATACATTTCCATCTTTATCTTTCTTTGTGTAGTGCCGAAGAATTGTATCATAATCAAACTTTACAGACTTGTGCATATCAGGCTTGTAACCGATAGTCTTTTTGCCTTCATCGTCCTTGATTTCTACTTCCTGTGCAACAGATACAATATGTGTACCTTTTGAAGAAAGATCAATCTTTGCTTGCTGTAGTTTCATGTTAATAATCTTAATACGTCCCCACTGCTTTACGCTAATACCGGCATCATCAACATCTCCGCCCTTCTTTCTGGCACGCCTTTCCTCTACTTCCGTTGCTCCTATTTGCATGGTGGCATAAAATTTACTTTCTGAGTCTATTGACAATGTTTCAATTTGACCATCATATTCACCACTAATAAATGCATCCAAATCAGTTTCTAATTCATCAAGATCTGATGTATTATCGACTAAAATTAAATTTTTATATGTATTTCCGTTATTTATGGTAATATCTTTTCCCTCATAATGGGCAACACCTGTCTCGGAGTCAATACAAGCAACCTTTGGAAAAGTTAATTGAAAAGTTGACTTACCACTACCAGAATCACCATAACTTAAAAACTTACCGCCTATCTTAGCACTTTGAGCTTTGCGAAATGCCATATTTTAAATTACCTCCTGTTTTTATACTATTATCATAAGAATATTCTCCAAAATACTTTTCTTCTGCATTTTTACGAGCTTTAACAGCATCATCAAAATCATTAAAATATCCAAGAGTTATTCTCTTTTGCCCTTTTACTTTAATTTGCGAATACCATTTATTTATTCTCTTATCAAAACAAACACCAGTTACTCCACTTGTATTGTCTTTTCGTTTTATATGGTTCATATTATTTTGACTGTCAGTGCAAATTCTTAGCTTTTGTTTTCTATTGTCAAATGTTTTATGCTCAATATGATCTACGGCAACATCCTCATCCGTACAATTCATAACAAATCTATGAAACAATAAATTTTTTGACGGATTATTTTTATTTGGTGCAATTAAATATCCATCACTAAAACACCAGCAATAATCTTTTATCTTTTCATAATCTTCTAAGTCAAAATAAAATTCTTCTCCTTTTGATGTATAACCAATACCATATTCGCCAGACAAATCATAAGTGTTATATTTTTTATTTGATTGAGAAGTTCTTTCTTTTTGAAGACATCCACATGATTGTGTGTGATGAGTTGTAAGCTGAGATGTGGTAGCAATTATATATTCATCACCTCCACATCCACACTTACATTTCCATAATGCTTTGCCATGTTTATCTGAACCACATCTTTCAATCACTTTTAATCTTCCAAATATTTGTCCTGATAAACTTTTTGCATTACCTCTAATCATCTTTTACATATTATCCAACATTGCAAGTAAATCATCTTCTTCTAATACTTCATCAGCTTCCGCTTCATTACCGTCTGTATCATCTACTTCTACACCTGCGTCATTAAGAGCCTGTGTATAGAAGTACAAATCTGAATCTTCGTATTTTCCTTCCTCAAAAGCAACCGTAGGCTTTCTTTCATCATCTTGTCCCACATATGTAATATCAGGCTTGAGAATAACCATTCTGCGTTCACGATTATTACCACCGACAGCACACTTAGCCTTTGCTTCTTCTTCAGAATACAATCCCATTTCAATCAATTCCTTGATATCATCAGGAATATCATCATCAGTGATATTTACAATAGCAGCACCCTCAATCAGATTACCCATTACTGTCAGAACATTAATACTACCCTTCTTCTTTACCTTGAAGAATTTCTGTAACATCTTTGCTGTGATTTCAGGGTTCTCATTGATAGCAACCTCAAATGTCTTAGGATAAGTAACATTTTTCTTGATTTCTACTTTCTTACCATCAATCTTAGGCTTACCAACATAATCAACTACATAAGCGTTGAGTGCCATTGTGTTCTTTTCTGGATCTTTCTTACCAATACTGTCAAAATCAAGCAAAATTGTCTGTGTAAAAGTTGCTTTAAAATCTGCTTCATCTTCCACTTTGGAAAGTACGATTGATGTAATTTCTTTCTTAACGGTTACATTATCTTCATATTCGCTATATCCGATATTACCCTTTACATTGACAATCATTCCGTCTTCAAGATGATCGTTCAAATACTCGACAGCGTCATATGCACTCAGGAATTTCTTATAAACTGTTTTACCTTTTACATCCTTTTCAACACCAACTGTAATAAATGATGTATCAGCAACCGTATCTAATAATTCTTCATCAAATCTATCTTCCCAAGCGATTTCTACCTGTTTGCTCTTCCCATCATCATCTTTATTATCCTTACTAAATCTTCTAAGGATATTATCATCATCAGGAAAGAAACCGCCATGCATCTCACCATATACCATATTGCCATTGCCACAATCTACACCAAGATACATCTGATTATCAGTCCATCCAGAATCATAGGAATTATCCAGATTAAATGTCTTATCTGTGACCTTCACTTTGCCGATCAATGTAAACGCTGCTTTGCCCTTCTTCAGAGTCTTTCTTTCTTTGCTTTTTGCCAAATTAAATGTCCTCCTGTAAAATAAAATTATTAAAATATTTTCACATCATATATAACATCAACAGCCTTTTCAGCTGGAACATAGAGATTAAATCTATATAAAATCTATGTCATCAGTGATTTATGGCTAATTTTTGCGTATTTTAAGCCAAGGGTATGCTTTTTACCACCCAAAACGGATATAACTGTTCAGTTGTAATTATTGGAATTTTCTACGGATAACCGTGTGAATTGTTTACGTGTTATTGTATTTATGATTTATAATTATTATCTAATTAATTGTCTACCTCAAAATATATGACTTAAATTCTTGTTAATGACCCAAGCAATCCCGATGGTATAATGGCTATTTTATTCATATCAATTCTATTTCTACAATCTTCTATATTAGTGAAATAATAATTTGAAAACCAATAAGGCATATATCTTGTCTCACCAAGATACTCAACTGCATAAATTGAACATCCATTATATATTTCTACTTCAAACTGTTTTTTATATAGGTCATAGCATTCCTGATCACAAAATAATTTTATTTTACCATTTTTATCATACCCTTTTAGATTGACCGCAAATGTTTTTAAATCATGTTCCCCAATTTCTTTTTTACAATTTAGGCACTTAAATTTTGGATATTGGTTCATTTTAATCACTAGTCCCTTTCTACAGAATCCTTATAATCTGTTCATATAAGCAGCTACTTCTCTCCCAAGGAAAATTTTTATTGACATGCATATGACCAAAAAGCCATGTCTTATAATCAACTGTCTGCTTAATTTCTTGTAAATAATCAGTAAGTCTATCTTTTTGGTACAATCCTGATCCACCATCCATCTGTCTAAGCAATGAAGTATATGGGCTATGAGTAATGATATAATCTACTTTATTATTTTGCTTTTTAAGATTAGCTAATCCCTCATTCATTTCTTCTTCATTTGGAAGTTCTCTTTCCCACCAGCTTACATGATTGATCCTGTATAAAGCGTATGGATTTTTGTCT